AAGGATCATCTTCTTTATAATAATCTTCAAAATAATCTAAACCGGGAGCAGCAGTACACCAATCGGTGTTTTTGCCGAGTTCGCAAGCAGCACCTTTGTTGTGAAGTGCTGCGATAGTCCACTTATTATCATCTCTGAAAATTTCCGTACCTCCTTCTGCATCAAGATAGTTCTTTTTCTCTTGTGCTTTTTGAATTTCCTCTTTTACTGCATAAGTCATAGCAACAAGATCTTCCATAGTTTTGATTTGCATTAGATCTTGTCTAGGCATAAATCGCTGATGATGAAAAAATGTTTCAAGGCTGCGTCGAGGACCAATCGTAATACGACCATTAATAAATTCAGCAGCAACTTTTGGGTCTTCTCTTGATAGTTTTAGTAACCAGAGAACAGAAGTACCCTTTTGGTTATCAGTTAAATCATCGGGGATATGATCGAGAAGATAGTTTTTGAAGTTACGATGTTGAGTCGTCATACCAGCATCAGGATAATCAGGATGTTCTTGTTCTTTATCATAGCGATACGCTTTAATGATCTTTATAGTGCGTTTAGAATCGAGGATATCTTTTGCATCTGAAAAAGAAACTTCATTTAGATACTGTCGCCAATTTTCAAGTAGGAGTTTCACTAAGATTAATCTCCAAATCCTACTTTTTCCCAATATTCCATATCTTCTTTGTATGTGGTTTCCCAAAACTCTTCAATTTGTGCTTCTTGTAGTTTACTAAAAACTTCTTTAAAATGTTTTTCGTCAATTTGCTCCTTCATCTCATATAAATTTCTTTGGGCCTCTTTTATTGTTAATTTGCTTCTTGCAAAGTCTTCACAGATTAAACACATAATTATTGCTCCTTATTAGTGATTTCCATTAAGTGACATCATATGGTCATATGATAATATTCTTAAACTAGAAAGCTTTTTTAAATATTCGTTTCGCCTTAATACTTTAAATGTTAAATTTTCAACAGAATATGCTCCACCAGTTTCCAATCCTGCTTGCCTAAATCTTCTTATTTTATCTCTTAATTTTTCTGCTGCATCTAGTGTGTTTTTATATTCTTTATTTGCATACATGTTAAAAACTTCATCAATGTCTTGCATCAGCATTGCAGCTTTTTTTTGTATGTTCGCGTAGTCAATTTTTTGAAATGATTTCATTGGTTTCTGAATCCATATATCATTTATGATAGAATAGACTCCAGTTGAGTGATGTGGTTCGTTATAATCTTGTACATATATTTCTGCTGGCCAGCTTTTAATTGTTATATTGTGTTGTTTGTTCCATAAGCTCCCTGCATCTCTTAAATATTCTCTAACTAAATCTAAGTTTTCATCTATTTCTCTAAAATTTAAAATAATATGAAGATCAACGTCAGAATGTTTTGACCATGTATAGTTTGCCAAAGATCCAGTCAGAGTAATATCTTTAATGTCAACCCAATCAAGCTTTAAAGATTTAAAAAAATCTTGTGCAATTGCATAAAGTCGATCAGCTATTTCAGGTTTAAGTAAGTTTTCATTTTCCCATAAATTAGGATTTAAATAATTTTTTGCCTCAAAGCTAGATACATCTACTTCATTGGGATCAATTAATTCATTTAAATACTTCTTCCAGTTTTTTACCAAGTCGCTCATTACTTATCCACCTTTTTTTTAAGACGATTTAGTTTATTTTCTAATCTCGTTAAAAGTCTTCTCGTGTCCTTTATTTGAACTTGCAAGGCCTTATCCTCGCTTTCTAAAATATTAAGTCTGAAGTTGGTTGTATAATAAAAACCGCCCAAAGTGCAGGCTATACCAACAATTAATATTAAAGTTTTAACATTAATTTTAAAATCCATACCATAAATAGTTTTTTATATCTTATATTTCCACCAAGAGTATCTTTTTCTGGTTGATAAATAATTTGATTTATGTTGATTTCTGTATGCTTCCTGTTCAAAGGGATTCTTAATGTATGCTATTTTGCCGGAACGATATTTTATGTACCCTCTTAGCCAGAATAATCCATATAATATCCATTGAAAAATAAATAATAATTCTAATTGTTGTTGAAAGTGGATGATTTCATGACGTTTCATCGTGACTGTTAAAGTGCCCCTGCACCAAACAAAGCAAATAAAACTCAAAGCCCATATGTCGATGGGCGTTAAATAAGAACACCAAACGGGAATTTTACTATTTTCTATACACCATGGTTTTAGATTTTTCACTTTGTTTCATTTTTCATATTAGTTTTAAGTTTCTCATAATCACCATATGGATCTGATACAGCTGTTTCAATCCCATTTGCTCTTGCGTCTCTTATGTCTTCTGGATCGTCGTCATAATGTATTGAGGAGTTTAACTTAAGCAATGTTTCAATTTTTGATTGGCCATTTGTAAAGTATACTCCGTCTACGTTTATGTTGTGTAAATCTAAAAATTCTTGTACAGCCTTTTGTCTTGAATTCTTTAGTGCCGCTTTTTCGTATTCTTGATATCTAGATGTTACAATGTATACTTTAGTATTTGGGTTGCTAATGTATTCTTGTATCTTTTGGACCATCATGTCGTGCGGACCATCATGAGCCCAATTGTCAAGTTCTTCGTCCCAATGTGAAAGGGCTAACGTATCATCGAAATCAAATGTGACGACTTTTTTATTCTTTTTTAAATACTGTTGCCAATTTTCGAGTAGCGACTTCATTAATCACTTTTCTCCCATTTAGCGCACTCATCTAATGTGGCTATAATTGCTTTACAATTAAACAAGGCAGGCATTGGAATAAACGGAAACACAGCGTGTATGGCAAAGAATATGGCACTAGTTCCCAAATGAAGACTTGTTAAGATAGCAAACTTGTTGTGTTGAAAGTAAGTGAATCCATTTTTATTTGGATGGTTATTAAATATTTTAAATAATGATTTCATAATATTAATTAGTTATGTAGAAGAAGAGTTAATTATTATTATCGCGTGACTTTTCCACTCTTTTTTGTTCTTATTTTAATTGCAGTCCTTCTTATATTTTCGCTTATTTTTTTTGTTTTGTCAAGCTTTTTATGTATTTTCTTAATAGTATTAATAAGTTTTATAAAATCTTTCCATTGTTCATCGCTTGGATCCATTTCTTGATCAAGAATTGCTTGCTTTATTTCGGTACTTCCTAAACGATTTAAAAAAATTGTAGCCATACGGTGCTCTAATTTTCCGCCACGTGAGCTTTGGAGATAATAATTAATATTTGCTTTATAATTAACTATTTCATTAGCAATCTTAGTAAGATACTCTAGTTCTTTTTTTCCTTTTACTGTCACTTTTTCATATTCAGCATCATTCATTTGAAGAGTGTCTGTCACTCTGTCTTTAAACTCTCCTATGTTCTTGTCAATGTGTTTAATTAAATTAACTGCTGAATTTATTGTGGCCGGATCCATGTCGTCGTCAAGGGCAAATATTAATTTTTCTATTCCTACTTTTCTTGGAGTTCCTTTTCCATATTCTTTTACTTTAGTCCAGGCATCGAGTGCTTCTATTTTGCGCAGGATCAATACAAACCCGTCCAAAATATAGTCTTCAACTTTTTGTGGAGTTGTTTTAACATTTATTGGAAGCTCTAGTTGTTCGTCGCCAAAAGCTAATTCAAGCTGTTTTGCTGAATCTTTAATGGCTCGAATCATCTCGCTAGACATTGAATCGATTACTTGTCTAGAAAAGGCACTAGAGCTAAAATTACGTTTACCTATCGGAGACCATTTACCTTTGCCGTATACTGCTTTAAATACGTCCCATGGATCGTTTTTAATTGGCCCAACTAAGCCCAATTCTGTTGTAACAATTTCCCAACCACCTTCATCGCTCTTTTCAATGTCAAAATGTTCAAATTCAATTTCGCCTTCTTCAAATCTTTTACGAAGAATATCGACTTGAGTTGGAATAACATATCCTTCTTCAACTAATACACTTTTTATTGCTGCTCTGTGTTTCTCGTAATCCTCATCATCTTGCTTCATGCTTTCAGAAAAATTATCTGCACCATCAGGGGTCATATCATAGTCCCAGCCGGTTTCCCACTCTATTCTATAAGTTAGTGTGTTTTGGTACTCACTGACATCGTAATCTGATGCGCCATTGTATGTGTCAAGCTCACTATTTATTTTATTAGCTAGTTCTGTTTGCCCTCTCCAATCAGGAAAATTATCAGCTTCTGGGCCGTCTAGTTCAAAATCAAAAGACATTCCTCCGTTGAAAAAGAGCTGTGGTTCCTCTTCTTCATCTTCGTGCATAACTTCATAAGAAAAATAACTATGTTCAAGATTATTACTGACCCAGTCTTCAACGTTTGCACCTGCTTCTTCAAATTCTTCTGCTAGCTGTTGATTATGGAGATAAGGATCTTCCTCTTCTTCATGTTCATCTCCAACCCACTTAACATTACCACGAAAGCTAGGATTATAATCTGAAAAGAAATCATTAAACATTTGATAAGACATAGATCGATCTACGTCGCTTTGATAAGACCCGCCCATCCGAAGAAACTCATTCATAAAGTCTTCATCTATTTGATTGTTTTTAATGGCATATTGAAACTTGTCTTTTTGTTTGTCTAGCGCCCAAGCTTTTAATTTTTTCTGAAAGTCTGGTATGCTAACGCCATATACTTTTGCTTCTGGAATTGCTAAATCAAAATCTTTATTCTCATTATTAAACCTTCTTAAACGAAGTCTAGCTATTGGTTCTATCCCTTCAATGCCTCTGTCGTCGTCTTCAAATATTTCATCATCAGCTAGGTTAATTTCTTGCAGATCGTTTGTTTCAACAACATAAGCAACTGGGCCATGGCCTCTTGCTTCAGATAACGCACAGTAAAAATAGTCACTACCTTCAGAGTGGCATGAATGAATCATAGCAAAGTCTGACATTCTTAATACATCAATGGGGTGCCGAGAAATTATAATTGAATATTCTGTTTGAGCTTTTTCTGGGTTTTCACGATAAAATGTTGATTTCTTATTCCAAAAGTCTATAAATTCTTCTAAGTCTGATTGTAGTACTTCACGTGGAAATGTTTTGGCAAGATTTGAGTTTGCTTTTTTCCAGTCTTCTGTGGCTTTTTTAACTTCTGGGGAGAGTTCGATTTCTGCTCTTGGAACGTATTCAGCGGATGCATCTTGAATTTTTTTGTGAACTGCATCCAAGTTGTCTCCAGCGTTGTATGCGGTTTTCTTGAGCCTTAAGACTTGCTGCAGAGCTTTGCCAATTTTTTGTTTTCTTGTTTGTGTGCCTTTCTGAGTTGCAACTTCTTTTGTAATAAGACCATTGGCAAAGTCGACTTCATAACCATTCCTTTTGAAGAAATCTATCATTTTACCAATGGTCGAGCGCGGGGATACAATTGGGCCTAAAGAAATTACTTCTCTCATTTCGCCATTAAACATGTCACTAAAAGGTAGTGCCATTTGACCGCCGCTAGCGGCAAACCAATCTTGTATTCTTTCTGCGTATTCTTCTGATACTTCTTGAAGAATTTGTTTTTCAAGTGTTAATGTTTTAAATTCGCGCCAGTTTTCGAATAATAATTTCACACTATTAATTAGTTTGGTGCAAAGCTTTAAGCCTTTGTTTGTTCTTCTTCGCTTTCTTCGTTCGGAAGCCATTCTTTATTGATGTAGTTGCATTCTGCACATTGAAATAACTGTATGGGGATATTCATTTCATCTCCAGTGGGAGACAGCAAAGCAGAAAGCCTTTTGATAATAAAAACCGGTTTAAATCTAGTACAGCTGCACTCATCGCATTGTGCCTCTTCGGCGTTTTTGAGTTGAGCGGCAATTTGTTGGTTTAATTGGTTCGTTTGTTGTTCATTCATTATAAATCCTTTTTATTTTGCGGCGTCCGCAAATCCAAATTTTTTTTTCTTATTTTATTTAAGTAACAATACTTTTTTAATTAAATTTAATAAAGATGTCTTGTTTTTGTTCTTTTTATCTTTGAAACGTATTAAGGCGACTGTTCAAATCCTCAAATCGCTTATTTAAATCATCAACTAAGATATCATAATTAGATTGTAAAACAACATATTCATCCTTAAGTTGATTACTACTATATTGTAAAGCCGTTACTTTTTCTTCAAGAGAAACAACTTGGTTTTGAAGTTCGTTGGCTCGTTGTGGTGACATGTTAATACTCCTTATTTGGCAAACTATATATATTCTAACAAATTTATTAAAATAATTTAATTAAAAATTACCATCTTTCCAACAAATATTTGATTTTTTTAGTTTTTATTTTAAAAGTCCAAATAATATTAAATTTAGGTTTGTCAATTTTGGGATTTTTTACTTTTCTTTTGGAATAGCTAACAATTACACGTTTTCCCAGATCTGTCCAGCGCTCTAAAATAAAGTTAATTTCTTCATTAGTTTTAAATTGTGGATGATTTCCTCTAACTACATTAGCAATCGCTTCAATAGCGCTAGCAATTACAACAGCCTCTTCTTTCTTTTTTAATTTTTCCAGTTGGTATGCCTTCTTTTCGGCATATGTACGATTTAACCAAACTAAGGCTTTCGCAAGATTTGGTCTCCATAATATTACATGAGCCGGGGTATTAACGTTATGAGAGATATCATAAAGAAAGCCTCTAATGGTGTGAGCGTGTAGCTCGCCCATTGTTTTAGCACCCCACTGAACCTTTGCATCGGCTGTGGAAACAAAAGCGAGAGCAATAAACAAAAAAGTATATAAATTAAGCCTCATAAAGCTCATCCTTATTAATGTGATTGTATACTATAACTAGCTAGTATTTCAGTAATATTAATTAGTTTTTTTAATCATGCGTCCAATTCGCTTAACAACATCGCTGATACACCAATATGTTTTTCCATTTGACCAGTGTACGTATACATCACACATCGATGCATCTTCCGATGGCCACTCTTTAACATCCAAGACAACGCCGGTTACATCCTTGTCTTCATTATTTATTAATAATATCAAGTCGCCCTTTTTAAATTTCTCAGATTTTTTTGTTGTATTTTTTTTAGTCATTCTCATAAAGCGTTTCTAATTGTCTTTCCAGCTTTTCAGTTAATTTTTGTAACCTGTTTATAATATTGCTTGGTACTTCTATTCCGTTAGCAATTAACGATCTGGCTGCTAGCATAGCACTTTCTACTTTTTTTAATTTTTTTTTGATTTTATATTCATCTAGGTGTGTTATATTGTTCATGTTAGTAACTAGTACTGCAGTAAAATCTTATTTTTTTGTTGGCTCTAACAAGCTAGCTACAACTTCGTCTTTTGTTTCTTTGTTGAGTTTGTCCATGAATTCCTTCACGGCTGGTTTTAAGGTTGGTTTTAGTTCGGCTAATGCATTGGTTAAACTGTTTACCTGTTGAACGAGATCTGGTATGTTTGGCTCATCTTCATTTAAATTAATTTTTAATTCTTCTCTGATGATCTGCTTAAGTTTGGATTTGGTTAGCTTCATATACTGGGCTCCTAGGCTTATAATAATTAGTTATAGGAAGGCTTAAATCTCTAAATTTTTCTTAGCGATATAGAAGATGTACTTAGGCGCCATTCTCGTATAGCCCTTACTGTGACATACATTCCGGGTAGGGGGGAGGGGGGTACCACCTGCATGCATTCGTCAAGCTTTCTTTGTCAACTGTTTTTTGTTTTATTTTATTTGTATTAGCTGGTGCTTGTTGTTACTATGGTTAAGTCTTACCTCTACTAGTAGGAAGTTAAACTAAGTAGCTGATATTATTATGTCTCTTATATTGTAGGTGGGTTTAAGTGTGTTGTTTTATCTTTTTTTTAAAGTACTCTCGCCTTAATTCTATCTCCCCCTAGAGAAAGTTAAACTAAGTCATTGATATTGTGAGGGTTTAATTTTTGAGGATGTTTGGTGATTTAAAGGGGTTTTGCATGATTCCTATGCTCTGCAATATCATTGCTAGCGTAATGCTATAATTGCATGGCTGACCTAGGTTGTTCTCGCAGTAGCCCGTACCCATGGGAAGAATTATTAATAGCTGCTCGTGGGTAAATTGAGTAACTGGTAGTGCCATTGTATTCATATTCTCGCTTAAAAGTCAAGTGAATAAATGCTACACTGCGCTTTGCTGTGTGTACTTTATCCACATAGATGTCAAATATATATACTTGACAAACTAGGTTATATATGTATTAAATCTAACAGTGTTTTCGCTGCTGTGTCCATTCTTGCTTAGTCACCTATGACTTCACAACTATTATATATCATTATAACCTAGCTGTCAACCATTTTTAACTATTTAACATTATTTAATTTAGCCCTCCCTCAATCACTGTGAAATTAGTTATTTCCCAGGAGTCCCATTGTTTTCCTTCCTGCCAAGGGCTAAATTCTTCATTTTTTAAAAAGATATACCACTCTCGAAAATCTTCGTCAAGAAGATCTCCAAGCCACCTGATTACAATTCCACACGGGCCACGATCTGGTTCGGGAGCGTCAAAACTTTCAACAATGGCAATTGCTTCATTGCGGCCGCGAGCGCAGAACTCGGGGGGACCGTCTATTAGCCGAATTATAGACCCCACTTCTATATCCTCTGATTTAATTCCTTTAACCAGCATAATTATTTACGCCCCTTTCCTGAGTCTCTATTAACAATATCACTTCTTCTTCGGCTTGTCAACAACTTCTTTTGTTTTTTTGATATCTTTTATTTTCTTGAATCTCCACGTGATATCTACGTCCATGCCAGTTATGGTACTATCGTCGTCTTTCATAATTGTATTGCCCTCCTTTACAGGGGAAAAATATTTTTCGAATCGCGTTTCTAACACAAAAAACCCTCGCCTGTGTTTCATGACGAGGGCAGCAATTGCTTTTGTTGTGTTCTTTAGCTTTTTAAGCAAGCCTTAATGAAACGCTCTTTATTGAAGCGCTCATTGGTTTTAGCTAGCTCGCTGGCTAGACTAACAGCAATTGCTTGCACCGTGAATGCAGGCACAGGACCGGGTTGCTTGTGGTGTGCGTTAAGTACGTCTGCGATGAGTTGAAAGTCTTTCTTAGTCATTTTTACCACTCAAGCTAATGCTTCCGGTAGCGGCATTGCTCTTTTTAACGTTGCCCGTTTTCTTCCAGTTTTTGATAGTCCTTTTGTAAAGACTGTCCATTTCCTCTTTCCAACTTTTCTTCTTCATCAGTTAACCTTGTTCAAAGTAAAAAGCAGTTTGCCCGTTGCTACATCAGTAAGCACTTTAAGCTCGCCAATATTATAGCCATAAAGTAAAGCCGCTGCTAGCTCTCTTAGTTCTGGAGTGCTAGCACTAGTAATGCGATCTTCAAGTTTTGCGCGGATTGCGTCTAACATTTTTGGCTCCTTCTGTCATTGTTTCTATAACCATTATCTCACAAAAATCAATGGCTGTCAAGCTTTTTTTTACTTTTTTATGACTTTTGTCGCCACTTGAAACGTGTCACGACATTCGTAACCGCGCCATGTCTCGCCAATCCAGTGACACCTAAGCTTAAGTGCTCCGTCGCCGCCGCGCCGTGCGCGGCTATTGCGAAGAACGCGAAACGCCTTATCATTAAGAACAACATACTGCCCTATTTGAATGTCTTCGCCTCGAATTTTTATAGTTTTAACGGTCACGAGAATTGGCTCCTTTTGCCATTGTTTCTCTTCCACGCAACAAAGAAAGAAGCCAAGGGAAGCCAGCATAACCACTTCCATCCGTCGTTGCCGTCGCTCTGGACCCCTGGGGGGCGACTGTAGTGGCTCGGCTTCTTTCTCGATTGTTTCTACATGTATTATCTCAAATTTTGGGCCGTTTGTCAAGGAAAAAGTAAAAAATTTTCGAATCGCGTTTTATCTGTTCTTATCGACTTCACCGATTAACTCCAACTCTTTAACCGGCGTCCAAAACGTTCCATAGTTGCACCAACAAACTTTAAAGTAAGTTTCGCATGCTTCCATAGCAACTACAATCCCCACAAGTTTCTCATGAAGGTGCAATTGCTTTGTCACTAAATCACCGACTTGCACTGATTACCTCCAGTTCGTCACCGAATCGACCGTTTATGCTGCCATCGAACCACTGAACGCGAAATACATTACCTTTTACGGCAATAATCAAGCCTGTTGCGTCATTGTCTCTAAACTTTACTAAATCACCGACTTGCACTGATTACCTCTAAATATTCTGGATTGTATAATCTTTGATCTGCGGCACCAATTTCAAAACCTTGCACCCATAGTACCGTTGCATTGGTTTTATCATGAATAAAACCAAGTATCGTAATCAGTCTAAAACCTGGACAACTTGCAGTGTGAAATTTAACTAAATCACCGACTTGCACTGATTAACTCCAGTTTACGAGGCGAACAATTCAATGTGATAATGTTTATCGTTTGTATGAATTGAACTAAACAATCACCATTGTTAGTTTGCTTTGGGGTTTTCAATATTATTCCCAAAGCAACAAGATTTTTGTGTTTTACTAAATCACCGACTTGCATTAATTGTCCTCGTTTAACAAAAGCGAGTCAACCTTGAAAAATTCGCTGTATCCTGTAAGCTCGCCCCATTCATCAACCAACTCTTTATCGTTCATTTCTTCATAATGTAGTACAGTTCGTTCGTCCTCACAAAAACAGGTCCATTCTTCAAGCGTTTCTCGTGCCCACTTAACACATTGCTTGAATGCGCCATCGTGTGTGGTGTGCGCTGAAATGTCTTGACCATGTTTATGGTCCCACTGTGCAAGATAAATTTGTTGTTGTTTTTGTGACACTATTTGGCCTCCGCGCAACCATTGGCGCACTGCTGAAAAACTAAAGTGGGATATCCCATGCCATCGGGAGCGTAGTGGTTGCGCACCGGAGCATCAATCAGCCCACAAGCATCACAAACACCAATGCCCTGCTCTGGAGGACAATCCTCGGCCATGAAATACTGAAAACGCTCAGACTTGAGCTTGTCTGCTGCCTCTCGATCATCAATCGTCGAGGCCAAGTCATAAGAACCTTCCACGACAGTGACAGCAATCGAGGGCATGCCCATAGCAATTGTTTTAGTAAGGTCGAAAGCAGTACGCATTGTTGGCACAACTTCGCGGCCATCTTGCAAAACTACGCGAGCCTCTTTTATCCACATACGCGCCGCAACAATACGGTGACAGCCGCGAGCTTTAGCAACAACTGCTGCTGAAGGAGCGGGGAAACAGAGAATTTCGTTGGTCATGTTCAAGTTCTTTCTCGATTGCGTCTATAGGTATTATCTCACATTGAGGCGGGATTGTCAAGAAGTTTTCTAATTATTTTATCGTAGTCCAAGCCTACGTAATCTAGAGTGAAATCTGTATCGCTTTTGATTGCTCTTTTGTATCCATCGGAACAAGCCTTTATACATTCGTCTATTCGAATGTTTCATAGCTCTGCTGCGATGGTGGTCAAATCGCATCCAATGTCGATAATTTCGAAATTCCATTACATCATCAAACTTAACAACTCTTCGATAATATGGGATTACTGACCTTTTATATCTTCGAGGCACTTGTTTGACATATACAATTTCATTAGGGGTCACAATTCCAGTTGCTTGCATGCAACCGGGTGTAACAAAGTTCGTGCTTCCAATAACAAATAATATACACGTTAGCATTTCTTAATTCCTTCTTCTAATAATTCAAAATGTTGTTTTTCGTAAAGCAATCTATCAATTGTTGAACATGCTTTACCTGATTTTGCCCAACAAAGTGTAACGTCGCGGCCTTTAATATCAATTATAATTCCAATATCGTCCTCTTTATTTGGAGATATGTCATTAAATTTAATCAAATCACCGACTTTCACTGATTACCTCTATATCTCGTGGGCTTTCCCAAGTCATCGTTTTTCCGATGTTTGCGGGTTTTGCTGGCCAACTCACCTTATAGCGATAAACATCGCTAGAAACGGCTTCTATCGCGTGTATCAAGCCTGTGCCCTCATAAGTACTGCCATGAGGCTTATAAATAACTAAGTCACCGACTTTCACTGATTACCTCCAATTTCACCTCTTTAAAGTAAGCCCGCCCAATAAATGATCGGCAGTACAAGACTAATTGCAACTAAAAATAAAATAAAATAATCGCGTGATAGCTCTTCCATGTTATCCTTTTATATCAATTGCAATGATGCGCTCATTTGTTTTGAAATACGGTCGCTCCATATATTGACGGCTGGTCATCCACATGCGTTGACATTTTGAAGCCTTGGGCTTTGCCGCCATGAGGTCTGTCAGGATAATGTGACCGTCAAAATCATTCTTGTTGACGTATTCAGTCGGCGCATTAAAGCAGGTTCCGCCGCACATTACGCGCTGAGTTTTATGATTCTCTCCCTTTTTCCATTCGTAAATCAAAGCCGGGTCAATGCGAGTGTCAAACGGAATAACTGTAAAGCTAGCGAAATTAGAAAGCTTACTTAACTCACTGAAAAAACCCTCAAGCATTTCATCTGAAACGGAACCAGATTGGTCGATGCTAATGGCGATGCGAGCTTGACGATTTACTTTTCTACCAGCGTGGATGTAAGGGAATCGTTTGTTGATCTTACGAACTGTAGAGCGCTTGGCAGCTCGTTGCGATGTCTTAATAAAATAACAAAGTACTTTGCGCCAATCAACATAAGTCGCCAAGCGAGCCATAATGTCACGGCGGCAGGTTGCTGGAACCGTACCCCAGCCATTACCTGTTTGCGCTTCTTCGGCGGCTTTTTTAATATAGTCTTTCAGTCGTTCTTTAGCAATCTCACTTGTTGTAGAATCAACCTGATCCCAGCCATCGTGTGAATCAAACTGCTCTTGACCGGAACTACCATCATCTGAGTCTTGTCCACTTTCACTTTCATTACTATCATTTTTCTCTTGTTCCTTGTTTTGGAATTGCTCATCCTCTTTTAAAAGTTTGAGATAGGCTTCAGCGCTTAACCCTGATTTATAGTCTTTGAAACTGTTCTTGCCGGGAACCAATGCAGTCTCAGGCAGCTCATCGGCAATGTGAGAATTGATAGCAAGATCTGTGGCAAAGTTCCACGTTCTAGCATCAACGTCGCTGGGTTTACGACCCGTAACATGTTCAAAAATGAGGTGATAAAATTCGTGCTTGAGCACACCAGAGCGCTGTTTGTCATTGAGCCCTGCAAAAAACTCAGGATTATAAACCATTTCAAACTGTGCAGTATTAGGATTGACGTACACTCCAGCAGTCGGAATAGAAGTGGTAGAAACCTTGTTGACTCGACGGCTCAGGGAAGCAAAGAAAGGCTCAGACATAAGAAGTCGCGCCGTGTGCATGTTGAGATTAAAGTCGTTTTTTGTTTCGTTCATCGTATTATAATTATCTCACAATATTGAAACTTTGTCAAGAAAAAAACGAACCCTGGTTAACTTTTTTTTGTTAACCAGGGCTCACTGAAAGAAATTAATGAAGAACAGGGGTTATTCGGTGGCGTTGCCAGTTAAAAGCTCAACCATATGAGCGCTGATTGAAATGCCGTCAGCGGTGGTTGCCTGGTGGAGTGCAACAGTGTTATCAATTTTGCCGTTACCCATTACGGTCCAAAGCTTCATTGCAACCTCGGAGGGCAAAACCACAAAGTAATTTGCAAGATTCTGCATGCGAGTCTCGCCAAGGTCATCGCTAAAGATATCTTTTGCTTCCATCTTTTCGACGAGTGCGCTGTGGTCGTTGATGTCCCACTCAGATACAGCATCAAGCTTGCCTTCGTCAAGAATGTCCTCAATGGTAACTTGACGATCATAATTGGCAACGAAATCGTTGAAAGCAACTGCTGCTTCAAAACCAACGAAGCCAGTTGAAAGATTAAATAGCACAGGGCTAGCTTCTTTCAGCAGACTGGCAGCCGAAAGACACTCACTCAAGCGCTCCCAAGAACGACGCGAAGGGTAAACTTTGTTAGGCTCAAACTCGCCTTGATGCTCAAGGTGGTTGTGATTTTGATTAATAAAATCCCAAACAATGGAATCAACCTTATCTTTGGCCCAAGTCAGCCAATCTTCAATTGTAGGCTCAACGTCAAAGACGGTCCAGCGATCAAGTTCTGCCGGGTCCATTTCGCCAACTTGATATTGGTCGCCATGCTCGCCACCATTAACAGCGGCAAAAACAAGAGTATCGGTGTGCAAATGATGACCGTTCAGCTTGCGGCTATCAGTTAGCTCAAAAATGCCTTGGCGTACCTCAGTTGTAGCACGGTCAATCTCATCCAAGAACAAAACAACCGGCTCATCGCAAGCAGCCTTAAACCAGTCGGGCGGATTCCAAGAAGTAACGTTGCCGTCAGTTGAAGGCAAACCAAGCAAGTCGCCTTCAGTCATTTGACTGGCGCGGCGCTCGACTACGGGCAAGCTAAGCTCTTCAGCAGTTTGATAAACAACTTCTGATTTACCAATACCGTGACGACCACGAAGCAAGACCGGTTTGCGAACTGCCGTGACGTGAGGAACAATGTTGATAAAAGTTTTAAAGTCGATTGCCATGTTTGTTTTATCTCCAGGCTTTTTCGAATGTTTCTATAGTAATTATCTCATGTACTGAGTAATTTGTCAAGTGTTTTTTAAAGTTTTTTATGAATTTTCGTAGAAACCTTGTAGGCTTACCCAAGAACTAACGTGGAACGGTTGTGTATCTTTGTCAAAAATTGCTTTAATACAACTTTTGCCAAGTAGCCAACCGTCTGGCACTTGTGATTCTATAGTTTCAGGGCGGAGCGGGCTTACGACTTCAAAAGCATGATATGGGTTGTAAGCATCTGAAGTTATGACGCTTGCTTTATCTTTAGGAAATGAAGATCTATAATCCGCACGTCTCATGTCTTTTCCTAGATCTGAAAGGTTAAAGCAGCGTGCATCATGATACGGTTCGACAGAATATCGATGATCTAGGAGATTCCAAAGAATTTCCTTAACCATCGCATATTTAAATTGCCCGTCGTTCCATTTGTCATATTTGACTATGGTGCCAACACCCAAGCCTAAGTGCTTAAAATACGTTAAGGCTTTGTGACGCCACTCCATAGCTTTTTCTTCAGTGGCACCTTTGGCGTGCTTTAATTCTAGGCAAGTTTTGCGATTGTGGCCTGCATAGCTACAATATGAACACGTTCGCTTTTTAGAGCGCTTTTTCTTTTCGAAGTACTGTGCGGCATACCAATCATCTGGGTCGGCTTCAATGCGCTTTTGCATGCTTTCGCGAAGCTCGGTGCATCCAGCTTTGTTATGACCTTTTCCGTAACAATGGCCGCAGTGTACTGTGTTGTTGTAGCTCACTGTAAATTTAGATCCCTTTTCTAAGTTCTCTTCTATTATCTCAAAAATTGAGGGTTTTGTCAAGGATTATTTTTTCTTTTTTTAAGAAATTAAGTTTAAATTATAGTGCCGTTTGAGATTTCTTCTATTGTCCCAAAGATTTAAGCTTTTGTTGCGATATTAATAGTTATAGTAATAACAGCTATTATATCCTAATTCCCATCCACAATCATAACTGTGGTACCACTCCTCTTCGCACCAAACAGAAGCATAATAAAATTCCCAGACACACGAATCGTCAGTGCAATATGCAACATTTTCATACGGGTAAGGGTCTTCAATGTACTCACAAACTGGATATTCTTCTACAAAAACAACAGGCGCTGGCTCTTCAACAATAACATGTTGATGTTGGTCTTCAATAACAACAGTTTCGTGGCGAGTTGGTACTGGCCCAACAACAACCCAACAGCCTGGTAAGAAAATAGAAATGATTGTAACTAGTAGAAGTTCTTTCAATTTGATTTCTCCTTTTATATTAATATAATACACTATAATGCTTCATTTGTCAAGCATTATTTTTAATTTTCAAGAAGTTTTTTTCTTTTTGTTTCTTTTCCAAGGACTGATTACTGTTTCTGGTCCTCTTTCGTCTGGTGGCAACTTTGTCACTCCATTCTTTTCAATAAATTTTTCAAGTATTTTTAATTCTTCTTCTCTTGTTATGATCATTTCCTGTTCTATTTTTCTTGCCATTTTTATATTTTTTCCTTTGCCTTTGAAAGCACTTTAACCGACCCACGAGTGAGCCAAGAATCTGTACAGGGTAAGCTACACCCTGGTAAATTTTCAATCGGAACCACCCAGCGCACTAAAATATCAATGCCCTGTTCATCTTCGATGATTCCAGTGTGTTTATTATCCCACATGATAAGATCACCAATTTTAGATGATTTCGGTAGCATTTATTATCTCTACATCCTTTTCGTGGAAAAACTCTGAACCACATGTGCCAATATTTATCCACTTGTCGTGAGTGCCATAATCATTGCGGCGTTTCTCTATTTTAGTTATTATATTAATAGTAAGTCCATTGCGCCTATAAACTTTTACTAAATTACCGACTTGCACTGATTACCTCCAAATCTCTTGGCATACGGCGAACTGTTCGCGTTTGCTCCAAACCGCATAGCTGCACATCGCAGTATCCGAAAGGCATGTGGGTTTCAATAATTAGACCAATCGTTCCAATTGGTATACCAATGGAGGCTCGTGTCACTTTTACTAAATATCCAGGTTTCATACTAGTATTATATCAAAAAGGGATGCTTTCGTCAACAACTTTTTTAACTTTTTTGGGATTTTTACACTTTTTCAAGTGTCGCTCTTCGCAAATAATAACTTTTGCGGAGCCAAAAGGCAAAACCTTGTATGGTTTTGAACCTTTGGCGGCATTCTTAATGGTACCACCAGAAGAAAGAACGACACAAGGCATGCCCTTCGAAGCTTGTTTGTGGTTCCAATTTGCCGTGCTGCGGAACGAAACAAGAGAACTAATAGGATATTTAGGTGCAGCATCGTACTCAGCAATGACTTTCTTGGCGTACTTATTTTCGCACATCTTTTTCCATGCTTTTTCAGCAGGAATGAAACCGGGGTCGCTAATGACACTATTAGCTAAATTAGTAAAATAGCCAGCATTGCAGTAATATTCTGCACAAATAAGTGCGATACGACGTTTTTCTTCATCGTAATTCTTATCCCATATCTTTTTAGCGTCCTGCGATTCCGCCGATAATTTTTGTATTTCGATACGCTCAAAAATCTCAAGTTGGCGGGACGAAAGGCGACCGCGCTTATTAAATTGTTCTCGTAAGCTTTCAACGAATCCGCGCTCCCAGGCGGACAAAAGATTGGATTTTTCAATTGCTATTGATAATCTTTTAAGAACTGTGGGATCCATGGTTTCTCCATCCATCGTTCATTATAATTATCTCACAGACTGGTCAAAAAGTCAAGAATTCTTTTCTTTTTTAAAAACTTTTTTTAGCCGAAAATCTGCAACATCAATATAGCCTGATTCTGAGCCAAAAGAAACTCTAATATATTGTCTTGCTCCTTGTTTTTGAAAATCAACTACTTTGCCAACTTTGCCAAACCAATTTGAATATCTGCGCTCTGTCTTTTTGAGAATTACTTTGTCGCCAACTTTAAAAGCCATTTACAACTCCTCTTCGTGTTTTATTGGGGCTTCAACATTTATTGCGTATGGATTAACATCTGCTGAATTTTTGCGTGTGTTGCTGACATGTCTCTCTAGTGCTTTTGAAGAGCGTTGTGCAATATTTTCAAACACTTTAATGCCAGGGTCATCGTTAGTTCCTATTTTATTATAGTATTCAATTAAATCAATCAATATTTCTTTTGTTTCATCATTCATTTTATACCTCCTTGTTTGTAAAAAAGAAAGAATAGCGGGCAGCTGTCCTCGGCGCTTTCCCCAGACTCCTTTTGATTGGCCTTTAGCCTCCTTCAAGAGAGTCATTGAAGGTTAATCCAATATATATTTACCGCTTTTCTTTCACTATCAAATCATCAATGTGCTCAGATAATATTATTTTTTCCGGCCATTTTACTTTAATCCATTGTTTTCCTTGAACTTCTATGATCACTCCAAGCCTTCCTTTTGCTCCTTTGTGTTCGACCAAATTACCTATCTGCATCATGATAAAATCTCAAATTCATTTTGAAATAGCCAAAAAGACTCTTGAATCCAAGGAAAATATACTTCATATTGTGGAAGATCTTTATTACTATCTCTTACAAACTTTATAAAACCAATGTCGCCACTGGCAATGGTGTCGGATCTAGATTCAATATCAACTATATCCTTTGTTTGTATGAGATTGCCAACCTTCATGTTTATTTAATAACGCTAGCCAAAATTTTATCTGAATGCCACTTAATTGTTCCCGGTTTACAGGTGATTGTTTGAAGTTTGTTGTTGACAAAAATCGTCAACTCATTACGACCTACAGCAGTAACAATGGCGTGCTTTCTGTTAACAGTGATCAAGCTTCCAACCGGAGGCAGGCCTTTTTCTGTCAGTTCGCCAGGGTTTTCAATTTTAAGAAACGGGCGTTTTTGGCCGGAAACCTTAAAAAGCTTATAGTGACCTACTTGCTTCTCGTCTAGAACCAATTTGGTTGTTTTAGGTTTTCCATTCAAAGAAGAATACTGTTTGCCCTCAACGTGCCATTGTTTGTTTTTCTTTATGACTTTTTCAACTTTAAAAATGATGGTACGATATTTTGGATAAGTAAAATATGTTTGAAGCTCTCCGCTTTCGTTCATAACTGCTTCTTCGCGAGCTTTGACCTTGGCGCGACCCATGCCGAAGCACCATTTCTTCATAAGGATGTCATTTACTTGCATTTTAATTTCCTAATTAAGCTACATGTACATCATAAACAATATTATCTCATTTGTCAATAACTATTTTCATTTTTTTTATTGTTTCTTCGTAATCGGCAACAAAAACTAATTCTGATAGCATTAATGTATATCGCTCTATTAGATCATGACGGCCGCGATCCTTCGCAGATTGAATGTCTTTTTTTAACTGAATAACTGTCAATTCAGAATTGATTAGAAACTCAATTGCTTTTCTTATGACTGCTATAGCTGCTACCACTAAGGATCGCGATTCTGCATGAAAATATATTCTATCTCCAATATTATTATTATTTTTTAGTGCTAATTTAATTTCAACAGGAGCGTCTGTGTTGTTCCACCTGCGACTCTCTTTAAATTTTACCCTCATAGAAAAATCATCAAACTTAACGCTATTTAAAGAAGAAAATTCTTTATTTAATTTTTTATGTATGCCATTATAAAGAGCATCGATGACTCCAATTCCTGTGCCTTTTATTGGTATTGTTTTTTTATTTATAGTTAAGTTACAAGATATTATAGAGCATTTTTTTTTATCGTTTTCTCTTAAAACAAAGTCACCGATAAAAATAATAGTCTTGTCCTTTCCAAGAACTATATCAATAATTTTATAAATTTTCTTCTGATGTTCTTCTTCAGGAAAAGGTATGTCCATACTCTAATTAGAGTGAGCTAATCGGTCAAAGACAATTGCCTTCGAAAAATAATAACACAATAACGCTAGTCCAATACCTGAAAAAACATCAATAATATAATGTTGCTTAATGGTTAGCGTTGATATTGAAATAAGCAATGCCCAAATAAAATAACCAATATAAATCCATTTATTTTTCTTTGCACAAGCAGACAGTCCTATAAAAAATACCATCAACCAAGAAAATGTTACATGACTTGAAGGGAAAGTATTTTGTGCGCCATCAATTTTTCTAGTAATTTCTACAAGAAAGCCTGAAAAAGTGGAGTTATCAACAAAATTATCGCGAGGGTAAAAAGAGGGGAAAAATATATAAAAAATAGATAATATTATCGTAGCTATCAAAAGAGAAAAAATTGCAGAAAAAAACAATTCTTTTTTCTTCAGCATAAATATTAAAGTTACTAGAATAACTGGTAAGAATGTGTGATATATCCAAATAAAATGAGAATTAAAAGGGATGAATTTATCAAAATCAGTTAATAGGTTATAACCACTAACAGTTACAAAAGATTGAATGGCAAAATATATTAGCATGCAAGGCAAAAGGGTATATAAAAATACTACTTTGGTTTTTGCCTGTAAAGACACCAGTACGCTTCCTCCTGCAAAATTACAGCATGACTTAAGATTTTATATAAGTTTTTAGATGAATGATGTGAAAAAATTTACACACCCCTCTATTATTACATATGAGGCAATAATATAAAAAAGGATTTTTTTAAATCTTTTCTTTAAAAAAGTGCTTTGTTTTCACTATTTTGTAACAATTGTTAAAATTTTAGTGTAAGTGAAGTGAAATATTTTGTTCTTGTAAAGCTTTTTTTATTTCGTAAAGAGATTGTAAAAAGACCGTTGAATACATTTTTTGTTTATTAGAAATATGGTATATACTATCTTTTTTATCATAATAGTTTTCATCAATTATATTAAAAAGAAGTGCTTCTAAACGATATAAAGTGGTATAATATTCACATACATCCACAAAAGTTTCTTCTTCCATTAGTGGTTCTGTTATGTTGTCTTTAATTAGTTCTCTGATAATCTGTACTTCGATCCCTATTTTGGTGAGTCGTTCCATCATATCAGCTTCAGAAATTGTATATGAATGCTTGGATTCATTCATCTTTTCGATAAAACTCTTATACCTTTGCCCCAAAAACACTTACGTTTTGCTTCATCAATGATTAATAAAAGTTGCATAAAGCTTCTATTTTGTTTATTTATAATTTTAACTTTATAGGGTTTTGGCTCAAATATTCCATAAAGAGATTTCCGTTTGCGGCGCTTGCCATATTTGCTTTTAGGAGGGGTGTTCAAAAAACTCACACAATTCTCTGCTAGCTCCTCCAAGCTCATTCCTTCTTCTAGGTGTTTTTTGTAATCCACATCAACATTCACGGCAACTATCCAACGTTCTCTTCCGTAGTCCTTAATTGGGTAGAAAGAGCTAAGATATATTCCGTAGAGAACTTTTTCTTTTTTTATAGGAAATAAGCCACTGCATTGTTTTATTGGTGCTAGTGCGCATTCAATCATATTTATTTTCATCAAAGTCATGGTTGCTTCTGTTGTCGCGTTCAACTATTTTATCTAAAAAATCTTCTAAGTCACTACTACCACCAACAAATTTAGTTTCACCACTTGAACACTGAACTAGTATGATTGGAACGGTTTGCCAATTAAACCGATCTTTTACTTGTTGAAGTGTTTCCGGCTTGTCGCCCATTTCATACTCTGTGTACTTACAGTCTTCGTCAAAAAGTTCATCAATAGCTTTAATGCAAAATGGACATTCTTTTTTAGTCCATAGAAAAAAATGATATTCTTTATCCATGTAAAATCTCTTTTTCCTTTTTTAATTTACCTCTAACTATATCTGGTGTACCAACAACAACAACTTCTAGGCCAGAATGACCACGATTTAATGCAATGCGAGTAAATTGCTGCCTAGAGTCTAGATCGTCTGGCAGTTTGCCTTCTAAAAGTTTTTGTCTATATATTGGCTCTTCGCGTAAAGAAATTATATGTTCTGGATTTACATAAATTTCTCTCAAAGTATACTTTTGTCTTGTATCGTTTGAAGCGTATAAAACTTCACATATTTCAATTAACTTAATCATTTTTCTTAACTCTCCCAGCTTTCAATTTTTTTTGCATCTTTTCTTTTAACATACCATTCTTCTCCGCTGACTAAAATCTTAAGATAATCGAATAAAAAATCGCGAGGAATAATCTCTAATAGTAAAAAACTTTTAGGCTCTTGCAGTTTTGAAGTACGTTTAATGCGACGGGAGCCGCTAATCTCGGGGTCAAGTTGGTAAATGCTTGTTTCTGACGGAATATATATTAAATCACCCTTTTGCATTTACTTCTACCTCGTTTTTAACCTCTACTCCTAAGCTGGAGTCGAGTAAGGCTTTTTGATAGCCAACAAGTATATTTGCACAATCTAGCAATCTTAAATCAAGCTTAATAATTTCTTCCCTAATGAAGTTAATTTTTTCAATTGAATGTTTTTCGTCTTCTTCTGATAAATAACGTAACAATTCATCATATTGCTCATTAATCTGATTTAAACTGTCTACCTTCGCTTCGCTGATAATCTTATTAATGGTTCTGGGGACATCTTCAAAATCTATTGAGTAAGAAATATTTACTCTCATATACACCTCTTCTTATTAAACTATATCATCTTATCTTGTCTTTGTCAAGAAATTAAATTAAAGCTTTATAAAGTGCTGCAGCTAAAAGCCCTGTAACGCTGGTTATGATGAGCCAAATTAACCTAGAAGAAGTTTCTTTCCATGATTCTAATTCGCGCAATCTCGAATATAGCCCTTCATCTGGGTGATAAACTGCTTGTTTAATTTTAGCAATATCTTCGGCCATTTCTTCTTGTTTTTCTTTAACGGTTTCTATCTTATCCATTATTTGATCAAATTTTCCAGCCATTTCAACTAGCGCGACTTCAGAGCCATCGGTCATTGTGGTGTTTCTCCCTTATCACTTTAAATAGTATTTAAATTTCGATTATGGCATGGTCTGTTGTAATTAAAGTGGATGCAACAGACGCGGCATTCTGTAATGCGCAGCGTATTACCTTTGCTGGATCGATTACGCCTGCTTCAAACATATTGACTATATTATTGTTTTTAAAATCATATCCATGGTCGCCAATTTCATTTTCGACTAAAGATAAAATAATATCAGATGATTTACCTGCATTTTTTGCCATTTGTTTTATAGGCTCTTTAATGGCTTCTAGTACAATCTTCACTCCTAGTTCTTGATTTTCGTTTTCTGTTTCAACTTTAACTTTTTGAGATAATCTAATTAAAGTTACGCCGCCGCCAGCAACAATTCCTTCTAATTGAGCCGCTTTAACTGCTTCTAAGGCGTCTTCTACGCGATGCTTTTTTTCTGTCATTTCAACTTCTGTTGCTGCACCAACTCTAATAATCGCTACGCCGCTAGCTAATCGCGTAATCCTTTCTTGTATTTTCTCACACTCATGAAGGCTATCTGTTTGTTCTATTTCTGACTTTAATAAATCAATTTGTTTGTCAACTTCTTTTAAGTTTCCTTTTCCCCCAATAATTGTTGTAAAATGTTTAAAACTTTCTATAGTTTTTGCTGTGCCAAAATGATTTAATTTAATATCTTTAAGTTTTAAGTTGTTCTCTCTTGTTACAAGGGTTGCACCGATTGAAAGTGCCAAATCTTTTAATATATTTCTTCGTTCTTCACCGTAACGAGGTGCTTTAATTGCAGCAACTCTAAGCGTGCCACGTACTGCATTCATAATTAATGCAGCTAGCGCCTGGCCTTCAATATTTTCAGCAACAATAACTAAGGGCCTACTTTCTCGCGCAGCCAATTCAAGAGTTGGCATCATTTCTTCAACTGTTTCTATCTTAGCATCAGTTACTAATATTAGGGGGTCTTCATATTTTATAATGCCACGCTTTTCATCTGTGATAAATGCGCTAGCTATGTACCCAGAATCAAATCGAAAACCTTCAACTACATCTAAACTGGTTTCTAGTGATCGTGCCTCTTCAATGGTAATTGAACCATCTTTGCCTGCTAAATCGACAGCATTTGCAATTAACTTTCCAATAACTTCGTCACCATTTGCGGATATGGTAGCGATATGCGCAATGTCTTCTTCAGATGTAATTGGTTTGGCCATGCTCTCTAATTCATCCACAAGTACTTTTACTGCTTTATCAATTCCTCTTTTTAATTCTATTGGTGGAATGCCAGCTAATAAGTACTTTTGTGCTTCATTTAATATTGCACGAGCTAAAACTGTGGAAGTTGTTGTGCCGTCGCCAGCTTCTGAATTAGTCTGAGAGGCTGCTTGTCTAATGATATCTGCTCCAACATTTTCAAAAGGATCTTTAAGCTTGACAAAGCATGCAACCGTAACTCCATCTTTAGTTATAATTGGGCTTTTGTTTTTTTGTTGTAAAATAACATTTCGGCCGCGTGGGCCTAGAGTCGACGCTACATTATCTGCTAAAACATTTACGCCTTTAAGAATCTTTTGATGCAACGCTTGACCGTTGCCATATTCACAAGACATGTATCCTCCATTTTATAAAGCCACTCTTATTAGAATAACACATTATTTATATTATGTCAAGTTATTTTTCAATTTTTTCTACAGCACTATGTGTAGCATGCTCAAGTTTTTGAGCGTTGTCAATTGCCGCTAGCGCATATCGTTTTCTGTCTTGTTCAGCTGCTTCGTCGCTAACGCCTAAGAAATAATCATTTATGTTGTTTGTGAAGAACTGCAATTGCTCATACACTGGAGTAATAGTTTCTTTTAATAGTTCTGCGTACAGTGCAAAAGTTTTTTTCATATGTTCTGGTCCAATCATTAGAGTGCCAACTTCTCTAAAGTTTTGAATTTTCTCTTCAACTTGTTTTCTGGTAAAAATAAATTGCTGCTCTTGTTTGTAACCTGGAGTCTGTTCCAAAGATTTAATTATCTCCACTTTGTTACCGCTCTCAATTGCTCTTTGTAGTTGTTCGACCACTGCGTAGGAGCCAAACAGCGTTTGTGCCTTGGTGCCTTCAAATTTGCTTTCAGCGTATTGGACAGAAAAGCCCGCGTATTGTTGTAACTCTTCTGAGTCGGCTGCTATTATTTTTTTTGCTAAATCCGACATATTAACTGAACTAAGGCCCACCTCATTCAGCTTCTTAGAAAAGACAAAACTTTGGGCTCCTGGGGCTTTATCATAGAACCCTTTTTGGCCAAAAGAAATGCTTTTCAAACCAACATCGCTTGCAAGTAGTTCTGACATTTTTTGTTGAAACTCTGCCGCATTTTCAAATTTATCTGCTTCTTTTCGCCAAACTGTCTTAAGAAACGGCGTATAAAAAACATCTAAAAAGAAATCCAAAGTGATTGTAAACTCGCCAAATTGTAATCCTTCGTTGCCTCCTATTCGCCTTGCGTCTAAATAAATTACATGGTCATAACCTTTAAAGTGTTCAACCATATTCTTGAAAGAACCTTTTACATCAGTTGTTTGTCCCAGCAATTTCAAAGAATAGTGCTTACCCGCTAAAACCACATCAGTGATTGGTTTTCCTGTGGCACCTGACCCAATATCTCCAGCCGATGTAATCTGTACCGATTCGCCTCCAAATAATCCTGCCAAAAAGCCTTCAAAAATAAAACCACCTGCTGATTCTGTGAAGTTTGTAATAATTGCAGAAAGTATCTCACACGTAACCATTGTTGAAAGTATTTCTGATATGGTTGCGCCTTCTTTTTTTGTTGTTAATATTTGATTTAATGCAGCTAACTTTTGCTCTACTGTTTCCCCACCAATGTTTCTGGTAAACTTTTCTATCATGGCACGATCTTCAGTGCCCATCTTGCCAAAATCTTCGGTAATTCGAATTTTAGGGAATGCGATGTTTATGTTTTTCTCTTCACCAGGGTCGACGGCCTCTATAAGCTCTTCAGAGCGTTTTTGAGACTGTTTAACCTCTTCAATGGTCTCTCTAATCAACTCTAAAAAAGAGAAGGTCTTAAGCTTTTTATTTGGGGAATTAAAATAATTTTCAACTAATTTGTTGACATCTTTCATATTAATAATTAGTGCTTCCTTCTGCTAATACCCTTTAGAATTTTCAAAAGGGCGTGTTGATATGTCTTCTTATTACAGATGCCTGTATCTAGTAAGCCTTCCATCTTTTGGAATGACTTAACTCTCTCTATTAACTCTTTATCAAAGTTCCATGCACCAAACCAATGTACTTTCCAGCCGTATTTATTAGCTGAACGTCTATTCCGCCATAATTTGTACCAAGTGTAAAACATATTTTGAAGGCTCTCTTCGGCATTTAAGTTTAAATAGTCTCCTTTAAATTATTTCGTCTGCAATGCCAAACTCTATAGCTTGTCTTGCATCTAAGTAAACGTTCACTTTTCTATCTAACATTTTCTTTAAGTGTTTTTTTGTTAAATCAGTTTCTTTTACAAGAGCATTAATATGTTGTTCTTGAATCCATCGAATCTCATCCATTTCATTTTCTAAGTTATAAATTGGACCCCATTGACCACCAGCAACACTGTGAATCATTACTCGACAATTTTCGCCAATTTTTCTTTTACCTTTGGTGCCAGCAGCAAGAAGAAGTACGCCTGCCGACATAACACGCCCATATGCTGCTGTGCGTATTTCGCAACATTCGCGAACTTGTCGCATTACATCATAAACTGCAAACATTCCTAATGCAAATCCGCCAGGTGTAGATATATGAAAATCAATTGGTTGATAAATTATTTCTTTTGTACCTAATGTTGGATCTTCTGGGTCTTCATATATTTCTTCTTTACCAAGCTCTTTTAGCGCAAGAAACGCTGTACATATATCTCCCGTCTTTTCTTCATCTAATTCTTCGAATAGTCCAATTATTCTTAATTTAGGTGATTCATCTAAAGAAGAGTTTAAAATAAGGAATGAAGCATGATCATCGTTTTTTTCTATTTCTTTGTTTTTTTTTGTCTTTTTATCTTTTTTTGTTTTTATGACCATTAATTCTTCTTTTTTCTACGTTTTCTTTTCTGAGACTGTAAACCAAGTTTAATAGGTTTTGGTTTGTTATTCTTATTAAGCTCCTGTAGGTTAAAAGGGAATTTTTTAGCCCATTTAATCCATTCTTTTATTGTATCAAACTTACGAATGAAAATTAATAGTTCATTTTTATTATTAGGGTTGTATCCTTCTCCAAATTTTTTCCACCCCTGTAGTGCTTTTAGTGTTTCTTTCTTTGTTCTTTTATCTGAAATATTATTAATCTGTAACATATATTCTAGACTTTTCTTATGTTCTGTTGATAGTTTCCATGCGAATGCTTGCATAATTATTTTTCCTTGTTGGCTGTCGTGGCCCTTTCACAGACGCTTGCAGTAATTATACCATTTTTCCAGCAAAGGTCAATCCTTTTTTTAATAAAAAATCGCACAGTTTTTAAATAATCTTCAATTTGTATTTTATTCAGGCTTTTTTCTTTAATTTTTTTTGTACACCACTTTAAAACAGAGTTTGCCATAAAAGCTCGTGAAGCATGAATAACGTTATCTTCTTCTACAATTGCGCCTTCATCTTTTAACCACTTTATATGTAAACTACTTCTCATTTTTATAAAAATGATCTAACATGTTAATAACATCTTGCCAATTCTTAAAAGATAAGTTTGCCGCTATGGTGGGCGGAATAGAAGAATGAAGCTTTTTAACTACTTCTTCTTTCCAAACAAGGTATTCTCCTTCATCTGTCAACTTCTCTGCTTTAATTTGTTCTACAGATATATTAGCTTCAGCCATTGTTTTATATTTTAAATTATGAATAAAGGATATTTCTTGAACTGCTGTTCCTAAAAATTTAATGGCATTAATTTGTATTTCTTTGATAACAATTGCTACATAACTAATCTTTAAGAGCGCAGACAAAACTTTATAAGTGAGCGCTCCACCAATAAACCATAAAAATTCGGTCATTACTTATTTCAATCGTTTTGCAATTTTATTAGCTAGCTTTTCAACTAGTTTTTCTTTTTTGGAATCTTTAGTTAGACGTGATGTAACTCTTTTTAGCACTTCATTAACAATTGCACTTTCGTTAATATAATCTATATCAGCCTCTTTAAGTGACTCTTCATCTTCTTCGGCTTCTTCAAGTGACTCTTCAGCTTCTTCGGCTTCTTCTTGAAGAGGCTCTTCAGGGCTCTCAAGACCTTCAGGAGGTGCTTCTTCGCCAGGAAATTCTTCTGGTGCAACTTCAGCTGGCTCTTCTTCGCTAATGTCCAATTCGCCAGTTTCTACAGCACCCGAAAGTGCATCCATAACAGCATCAGCCACAATATCTCGTACTTTAGCCATTGGTCCAGCATCTTCTAGCTCGGCAGGCATTTCCTCTTCGGGCTCTTCAAGATCTACGCCTTCAGGCTCGCCGGGAAGATCTTCTAGCTCGGGCTCGGGTGTTTCTACATCGTCTTTGTAGAAACCTTCTTCTTGAACCTCTTCTTGAGCTTCTTCTTGAACCTCTTCTTGATCCTCGTTTTCTTCTACAAAATTTTCTGTAAGTGCTTGAGTGCCTGCTAGCTTCATGAAGCGCCGAATTGTTGCCTCGTTTAATACTTTATTGTCCTTCATGTTCCCTCTCCTTTGATTAGTACATGTACTTCTTTTATAAATAGTATTTAGTACCTTAAAGAACTATTTTTTTGTAATTTTTGTAGTACCTTATCTTGAATTTGTTTTATTCTTACAATACTTAAGTGTAATCTTTTTGCAACCTCTGCAAGCGTCATATGGCCTTTTTTGTTAGTAGCTATTAAGGTACAGTTTAAATCTTCATTATAGTTAATCCATAACCTACATTTTTTTTCTTTACAACATTTATTTTGCTGAATGCAAGTCGTTGCACATTTATTCATAATTCTGGGTGCTCCTTTTCTAGTATGTCAAATATTTTTTCAACTTCATTTTTGTTTAAACCAAATTGTTTAATTGTTTGTTTTTCTTTATTTCTCATCTGTTTTGTTTTATTACGCTTATTTTTTGAAATAGCTTTTTTCTCTTTTAATTCTTCAACAAAAGCTAAAATATATTTATTTCTTTTTACATAAGCTTGCACAACTTCATTAAAAAATTCCTTTATTTTGATTTCATCATAGTGAAGACGAATTTTTAAATCAGCGTGAAGCTTATCATTGCTGTCAAAACATATTTTTTTATTTGTATTGCCATAATTTGGCATTATTTTATTCCTAAGATGTGTGTATGGCTCTCTGCCAATCCAGATGATGTTTGGCGTACAAAAAGTGCACTTTCTTGTAGCTCCATAATATTCCTACAACCTGAATAAGATAATCCGGATTTTATTCCATTTTTCATATCTTCTAATATATTTTTTACGTTTCCTTTATATGGAATTGTAGTAGAAATACCCTCATTTGAAGAATATTTCCCCCTCCAGTCAAATTGTGCTTCTTTGCTGGCCATGCCTCTATAGACTTTATTTCTTGTTCCCAGCTTGTCATAAATTAATTCTCCAGGAGACTGATCTGTGCCAGCTAAAAGTGAGCCAATCATGACAAAATCAGCACCAGCTGCCAAAGCTTTTACCATATCTCCAGAGTTTTTGATTCCGCCATCAGCAATGATTTTTGTTTTACTTCTTTTATGTTTTGTACAATCTATGATGGTTTGTAAGCCAGGTACACCATGGCCAGTTTGTATTCTTGTAGAGCATATAGAACCACCACCAACGTTACATCTAACACTGTCCGCGCCCCAGTCAGATAAAGCTTTATATCCTTCTGGTGTTGCAATGTTTCCGGCCATAATGTGCATTCTGTCGCCAAATATGTCCTTTAAAGTTTTAATGGCCCGCTCTACTAGTATATGATGCCCGTGAGCAACATCAATACAAACAATTCTGGCACCTACATCAAACAAGGCACGAGAGCGTGCTTCAAAGTCTTCAGTCACGCCTACAGCTGCGCCAACAAAAGTAACACCCTGATCGAATGCACGCTCCACTTCCTTTTCCTGTACTGCAATTGAATTATATCTGTGTATAATTCCCAGACCGCCCATTGTTGATATTGCAATTGCCATTTCATGACCAGTTACTGTATCCATTGGGGCTGAAATTATTGGAAGATTTAATAATATATCTCCACTTAAAGAATTGCTAATAGAAACCTCTTTTCGACTTTTAATGTCTGAATATTGCGGAATTAGTAATACATCATCATATGTTAGCGCTTTATCAATTAGCCTCATTTAAAATCTCCCAATTTTTTTCTAATATTCTTAAATTTGCTGTGCATGGTCGATGCTGATCATCCGACATTATTACCGTAGCAAGTGGTGTTTTTGTGCGCTTGCTGTGAAAAATATTTATTATTATTGCCGTTAAATTTGTTCTTTTGTGTTTTATAAGATCACCAATTTTCATTTTTCTCCTTCGCAATGAGGGCTAAGCCCGAAGCACTGTGTGTAGAGCGCATGTCTGTCTCTAGCCAGTGTACCACAAAATAATTATATTCGTTTCCTGAGCTTTTTTTATTATAGTTGTGAGATTCAATTATGATTCCCAGCTCGTTAGCACTAGAAGATGAGAACATATCAAGTTGTGTAAATTCTTTATCAATATACAACTTGACTAAATCACCTACTTTCATTTTCAAATTCCTCAATCAATTTGTTAAGATACCAACGGGCTTTTCTTAAATCTTGAAGGGCTTTACCTTTATATTTGTGCCTAGCGACATATTTTATTATATTTCCTTCGGCATATCCCATTCTCCAAGAGTTTATATAGTTATAAGTTTCAATAGCCTGCTCGTCCTTCCAGTTGATATTGTAGTGTTTAGGGTGGTTTATGTTATCGCTCATTTTTTTCCTTTAAGCGCTCTTTAAAGTCCTCGATTATTGTAATTGCCTTGTTCCAGCAATTCGGGCAATAAAGGCGAACTATCTCTTGTTTTACAACAACATTCCAAGCCATAACTTGCTCTTTATTCATTTTATCAAATGACTGTTGACATGTTAAACATTCATCTGGTAGTTTTCCGAATAAAGCAACTTTTACTGCTAATTCTTTTTCAGCTAACTTTTTTGTTTTTTTGTTTCTTTTAGAAATATTTTTTCTTTTAATTTTTCTTTTAAGTGACACTTTATTCTCTTTCTATTGATTTAATTTTAGGTATACATTTATTTGAAAAAACGACGACTGCTGATGGAAAAGGTGCAGCATTTTCGCATCCTCCAAATTTCAGACGACCTTTGACAAAATGTACCTCATCAGCCCTCATACAGTAATCATGCCACCATTTTGTGTCAGTCCGTGCCGGTAATAAACAAACCACTGTTGTGTTGGGCTTTGTGGATTCCTCGTAGGCTTTTTTTATCCATTCGCCAATAGCGCGGCCATATGGAGGGTTCATAAAAACCGTATGCCCCTCCCAACTTTGTTTTAGGCCATTATCATTGATTGTAAAAAAAATATCACATTTATTATTATTTTTTGTCGCGCAGGGATCAAGTGTAAATTTAAATATTTCATCCAGCTTGTTAAAAAAAGATAATGGTGTCGACATTTCTACTGATTTTGAACTAAACATTGTTTCTAAAGTAATATTATTCACTATCGATCTCCCGTTGATCCGAAGCCACCTTCGCCGCGTTCAGTATTAGTGCTAAGCTTATATTCTGGTACTTCTTCGATGCCGCAGTGTATAATGGGAACTAATACTGCTTGCGCAATTTTATCTCCAGGTTGTAAATATTGCGTTTTTAATCCGATGTTGTGTAAATTAACATATACTTCACCAGCATAACCAGGATCTATAACGCAGGCTCCAACCAAAAGTTGTCTTTTAAATGCTATGCCGGATTTATTCTTAACTTCGAGCATAAATCCATAAGGGATATTAATCTTTATTCCTGTTGGTATTAAAACGCTTTCTCTTGTGTTGATGGCAAAACCTTCGTCTTCTAAAGCTCTTGCTCGCTTTCCATCTGGGCAGTAATATAAGTCCATACCAGCGTCGGTTTGATACACGCGAGTTGGCAATTTGGCATTCTTTCTAATTTTAAAAACTTTTAGGTCCATCCTCTTTCTTCCTTACGTGAAAAACTTTCTTCCTCCAGACGCGACATGCTTCTTTGTTACAAAAGCTAAAAGATATAACAACATTAATATTTTGTAATTCCTTTGGTGCTTCTTTCAAACTAAAGATGAACAAAGCAGTCTTATTTTGGTGATCAAACGTACTCCAAGAAAGTTCTAGTTTTTGTTTTGATTGTATGTCGTATTTAAAGGGATATTCTGCGTTCCACTTCCATCCTTTTGCTGAAACCAGCTTAACACTTATAATAGTCTCTTTTTTTAAGGAGTCTTCTATCCACTCTGTGTCAACGTTATATACCGCATTTGTTGTTAATAGTATTATTAATGTTGTTATTAACATTCTTACCCCAGCATTCTAAAGTTGTGCCTAATTGATCTTGTACTAAAACCCCATTGCTCACTATAATCAAGCTTGCTCATATAAGGGCGATTGAGATGAATTATGTCCTTTTTTGGCCTAACTCCCCAACACTTAATAGAATTAGATGCTGAAGTGCTGTCTATAGTACGAACAATCCAATATATCTTTCCATTTTTAGTTTTCTTTTCGATGACTTCTCTTGGAATGAACCAAGCGACTCCAAGATCGTTGTCCCACTCTCCCAGCGGTGGAACCTGATAATGCTCTAGCCTTCTAAGGATGTCGTTATCCATAACTAAGTCTATCGGAAAGATACCAGTTAATGATACCAAATTTTCTATCTTTTCTTCATCAGAAAACTCACCTTCTGGCTTATAAAGTTCAATGTTTTCATTTAACTTCTTTTTGTTTTTTGGCCGATCAATTACGACAGCTGTCCAAAAATGTTTGAGCCCAGTAAACCTTTTATCTACTAAACAATTTAAGCCTTCGCTACGGCATAATACATCAAGTGCTTTTTTATTTAGTTTAGAATAAACAACTAACTCATTAAAAAGAAGGTCTTCAATCGAATTAAACGGGCGATTGCTTATCACCTGTTCAACTGCTTTTTCTCCTAAGCCTTTAAGAGAGGTCAGTGGCTGAATTAAAGTCTTGTTGTCTTTGCCAATCTCCCAAACAATACCAGACTTATTTATGTCAACTGATCGAACTTTAAACTTAAACTTTTTAGCAAGGTTGATTGCCTTTTCCTTTCTTGTCTCGGGCTCCTTATCAAGAAATGCTGCCATCCACTCTACAGGGTAATAATTGAAAAGCCATGCGCATTGATAAGAGATAATAGAATAAGAAACAGCATGAGATTTATTAAACCCATATCCTGAAAAATATTCAAACTTTTTCCATAAAGAATTTGCGGCCTTTTCACTCATTCCTTTTTCTGTACAGCCTGCAATAAACTTAAGTTTTATTTTAGTTTTATGCTCTGCGACTTCTCCTGTGCCTTTCTTAGTAAGAAGTTTGCGAAGTTTATTTGCCTCATCAAGACTAATGTCTTTTCCTAGCCTGTGGGCAAGAAGTGCAATCTGCTCTTGAAAGATAAGAAAGCCATAAGTTTCCTTAGTCACTTCTTTTACAATGTCGTTTTCATATTTTATTTTTGTAGGATTTTCTTTTGCCTCAACATAAAGTTTGTCAACATCAGCACCAAGTGGTCCTGGCCTGTAAATGGAAGTAATCGCAGCAATATTAATTATGTTCTTTGGCTTTGCCTTCTCGCAAAACTTCTGCGCTCCAGCTTCTGTAAACTGAAATATCCCTGCCCACTTACCTTTGTGAAATATGTTTCTATAAACCTTTTGATCGTTAAGATCAATTTTGTCTGGGTGAACATGTTCGTTATAGTATGCCTGGATTTCTTCAAAAGTTGGGTTTTCAATGCCATGGTGTCTTTTCAAGATGTGGCTAATTGCACCTTCAATCATCTTTAAAGTTGAAAGTCCTAAGATGTCAAACTTAATAAACCCCATAGACTCAAGATGTCTGACGTTTTGCCCTTCGGACCAAGGAGTTTGTGTGACGCCGCCGCTATTAATCAGTGGCATATAACGATCAAGATCCTCTCCAACAACAACGCCACCAGCATGGCGAGAAACGGACCTAACTTGACCATATAAAACGTTAATGTGGTCTGCTATGTGTGGATACTTTTGTAAAAAAATCCTAAGAGAATCTGAAAATTCCATTACCTCTTCGAATGTTGGAACGTAAACACCAGTTTTAATTCCGTGCTTTTTCCTTGCCAGCGGTGTCGCTTCTCTTAACATTCTAGAGGTTACTGAATTAACTTCCGTGAAGGGTATATCGTAAAGCTTTGAAATGTCTTTAACTAAAGAACGTAACTGCAAAGTATTAAAGTTTGAGATGGGAACTACAGTACTTCGACCCCACTTTTCTATTAGTAGCTCTTTGAGTTCCATTGGATCAGAAACGTCGTAATCAATATCTGGATATTCTTTTGTATCTCTTCTCAAGAAACGTGAAAACAAAAGGTTGTATTTGATTGGATTAATTTGTGTTATGCCTAGTGCATATGCCACCAAAGATCCAGCTGCGGAACCTCGACCTGGGCCTGCGAGTTGTATCTCGTTTGCTTCATTGGCAATTGCGCTCATTGTTAGAAAATATTTACTAAAGCCTCGCTCATTAATAACCTCAAGCTCCTCTCGCATCCTGTCGATATATTCTTTATCGTGATGAAGGCTAAGACCTCTTAGGCCATCTAAGCATATCTGAGTCAAAGTACTAATAGCTGTTTGATTATCTGGAACAACAAAGTCTGGCAACCTTACAGTGCTATCTGGAGTAAAACTTTCTATTTTATTATGTGCTATGTTATGGGTTTCTTCTATTGATTGCCTAACTAAATCATCATTATATTCTACTCCACATATTTCAGAATATTTTTTATAAGATTCCCACATTTGATCGCCATTTTTTGGATAAAGTTCATATCCAATTTCTTCAAGGCCTGCGGGCAGTTGATTAGTAAGCCAAGCAGGAGAAGCGCTCTTTCCTAGCCATCCTAAGCGTTTATAAAGTTCACGATCTTTCCAACCTGTTGGAGTAGGATAGTGACTATCGGCAGTTGATATTAGCGGTATGCCAAACTCATAATGAAGTTGAATAATATATTTATTTAATCTGTGCTGGTGTGGTATGTTGTTCCATTGGAGTTCTCCGTACCATCTATCTCCAAAGATGTCCAACATTTTATAAGTAGTATTTCGCATAGCATCAAGAGTGGCGTCCTCGCCATTTTCTCTGTTCTCCCAATAATTTCCAGCATATACGCCGCCCAAGCAGGCGCTAGCTGCGATTACTCCTTCGTTGTGCTTCTTAAGTAGTGCATAATCAATTCTTGGAAATCTATAAAAATTTTCTTGTGAAAATGATTTAGAAACCATTTCAAAAATGTTATTTAATCCAGTTTGATTTTGCGCTAAAAGGATAAGATGACGGCGGCGATTTAAAATGTTTTTTACAATTTGTTTAGAAGTATTTTCGTCTTCAATTGTAGTTCCTGATTGTGATTTATCAATTGTTTTGCTAGCCTTTTTATCTATTTTTACCCTTTCATATTCTTCTTTCCATTTTGCTATGCTTGGAAGAAAATATGCTTCAATTCCAAATATTGACTTAAAATCTTTTCCTTCTTTTGCCATTTGTTTTGCATGCTGTACCTGATATGCCATGGCATTCATATTGCCATGGTCGGTTTGTGCTAGCGCTGTGCTTCCATTGTTAAAAGCATATTCCATATGTTCTTTAGGGTATCCTAATCCATCAAAAGGACTGCCCATTCCACTGTGTGCGTGTAAGCCAACAAATGGAATATTATTCTTCTTCATTATCAACTCCTATAGGGTTCCACTCATGATATCCTAACACCTTTGTTGAAGGTCTGTCAAGTTTTTTATGATCTACAGACCCAAGAAAATTACAAAGATTTTCCCAACTACTAATGTTGTGATACCAGGGAAGTTCTAACATGTTTGCATCTTTCATATTAACAGGTTTAAATATTTTGTCAAGCTCAAAAGACCTTGCAGACCATCTTTCTTCTATTGGCAATTTATCTTCCTTATACCCAGTATATATCCCAGTACCTTCTTTTCTGACTATTTTGCGGCATATCTTAAAATCGTCGGCGTCAAAAGTAAATCCTAAATATTCATTATCTTTTATCGTTCTACCCTGATAGGAAACAAAAAATGGTTTTTTATTTGATATTTGCTTTCGTAAGGGCTTTAATAGTTCTGGCTCATAAACTCCGTGGGGAAATGCTGCATAATATTTATCTGGCGCTACCCATTGGCTTATTGTTTTACTCAACCAATAGGCAGTTTGTGCTCCATGAAGGATGCTCCACCCTAAACAATCTCTTTTGTCTCGATCTTTTGGGTGAATTGGAACATAATAAATAGGTATTGGTCTTTCTACCTCTCCTGGCATTAATAATCTATTTTTATTAATCCATAGTGGATCTTGTACATAATCTCCTAATCTATATCTGATTAATGGCTGCATGTTATCGTGACAAATAATCCAGATTGTTTCACAACCAACACAAGCACATTCCCAAACTGCCCTCTCTACTGCTAAATAATTTTTACCAATTGGCTGTAAGCAATCGTGCCAAGGAAAATTAAAATCTAGCTCTTGTCCCGCAATCGGTACGATGCCAGCTAAATGAAAAGAATTTATATTTTGAATACCTTTTTTCATTTATAATATATTAAAATAATTATTTAATTTGTTGTGATAAGTATCAGTAAGCCCTTTAGAAAATAAACTTACTGCAGGTGAGTAATTAAATTTTATACTATCTGTATCTTTATATAAGTCCATCTGTATCTTTCTTACTTCTCGGCGGTGGACTTCTAACTTTAATGCATAGTGAACTTGTTTGTCGTTTAAAAAGCCGTTTTTTCTTCCAGTAATTCCATTTTCTTTCATAATTTTTGTTGTTTTAAAGCGTGCATATGTATCTGAATATTCAAAATCTTGTAATTGTTCTTTTGTTAAATATGATATTGCGGCAAGATCTTTTTTGTTAGGATGTAAGCCTGATAGTCGTTCCGTTGGATAAAAGTATATATCCTTAACAAACTCATCCTCTGTATGGAAATGTTCAAATGTGTGTTCCATGCAAGATCGGGTAATCATCCAGTCTAATACAAGAAACTTTTTAGTTTCTTTGATTGGTGGTGGTAGCCCATTTATATTTTCATTGTTAAATAAAACAAGTTCATCAAAATTAATTTTTAATAAATTAGCTCCCGACAAAGTAACAGAAAGCTGATTGTTTTCTTTGATCCTTACTTGCTGTGTCTTATCGCCTGTCAAGTTTAAGCCCGATAAGGACAAAAGAAAATATAATTTTTTCCACAACTCTAGTTGAGAGCGTTCATCTATCTCTTCAAAGCGATGAGGTGGCGCTAGTTCATTTATAACCAGCGGCAGGCCATATGTATATGAGTACAAGAAAGAAGAAAGATTTCCGCCAATAACAACCTTGTTAAAATGGAAATCCTCACTCATGATATCTCTAAGGCATTCTTAAGTTTGACAGTTGGCCTCCAGCCATCCAATTGACATCTACCTTGCCTGGAATCCCCGAAACTGCACCTTTTGATCCATATTGCCAAATATCCCAATTTTTCCAGCCTTTAAGCTTGCTTCCTGGTCCCACTTTGTGTGTCTTGCGGATATAATTGGCCCACCAAATTGGATACTGTGTCAGCTTTTTAAGATCGTTTTTGTTTGCCTTTGCCAAATATAGGCTCCAGGCCCATTCCGCACTGTATACCACCGATCTGACGCCGAGTTCTTTCTCCACCTCTTCTAGCCATTTTAAAGTCCATTCAGCATTATACTGGTCGTCTGTTTTCATACCAGCTTCAACATCTAATACCGGCAAGAGATCGCCAGAGCATACACCAACCTTTTTAATGTTTTTAAGAAAGTGGTGTGCTTCTTTAACTGCGTCTACAAGTGGGTCATCATATTTGTTGTGGTCGGATCGACCAAAGTGGTATCCTCCAACAATTAATCCGTTATCTCTTGCACCTTTAAATTTATCAGTGTGGCCACGATTGACATGTGTTTGCCCTTCAGTGACTTTAATCCAGCAATATTTAACATTTGTTTTGCTTACTTCTTTCCAGTCAATATTTTTTCCGTTCCAGGCGCTGACGTCTATGCCGTGGAGGACTTCAGTTCCTAAACTACACAATGTCTGTGATCCAACAATGCCGTCGATAGACAGACTATTGTCTTTTTGGTATTCTTTTACCGCTTTTTCGGTTTTTGGGCCAAAATCTCCATCTGTGCTTATATTTAGATTTGACTGTAATCTTTTTACCTCTTGGCCTTTGTTGCCTTTTCTTAGTGTATAATTATGCATTTTTTTTCCTTTTATTAATATCCATATAACTTTGTACTATTGCTGGAAAAGCTTTTTTGCGATATCTAGACAAGATACATTTTTAAGCTTTACCAGGTTTCTCCGGAGCGGCTTTTTTTCATTGCTTCAATCCAAGACTTTGGTTGAGATGTTTTCTTTTTTTCTGTCTCTTTTAATTGAAAATGTTTACCTTTTACTCTTGACCAAAAATCTTCATCTACTGTGACAGTCTCCACTGAATTCCAGGGTCCAGCCCAGCTTTGTTCAATTACATTACCACCTTTATCGTAAGCATTAATATTTTTAATCTGTCGCCCAGACGTTGTCATTGCTGGCTCCCCAAAAATAAAAGCTTCTTGGTTGTATTTTCTAGCCATTTCAGCAGTAAAATCTAATAAATTTTCAGCTGTATTTTCTTTTTTTGCATCCGGCCTATAATGTGTTGTAATTAAAATACTATTTTCTGTTACATATATTGGTTCTTCAAGCGCAATTTCATACTCTTGCCCTGTCTCTGGATCGACTTTGGTTTTAGTTGTTTCCTTAAAGCCACCTTTAACTTCAGTAAATGGAAAATTAGCTGCTTTAAAATTTTGCTTTAGTTGCTTATACATCTTTCTGTTTTCTTTATTGCTTCGCTCATGTCGATCAGAAGTAATAATAGCAAAAGCATTTCCACCTTCAATATGGCTTCTAATCCTATTATAAGATGTTTCAGCTAAAAAAATATCCTTATCGTTATTTGCTTTGCGGATTAGCTCCATTAATTTGTCTTGTGTAATTCGTGGCATCATTTTTACCCCCAAAATGTTCCATAAATATAGTTTTCTAATATTAAATAGTGAGTTTGACCTTTAATATTTACTTCTTCGACCATTGTATTATCAACTACAACTTTTTGTCCAACGTAATCTCTGGGTATCTTTTCACAGTCTTTAGCAATGGCCACGACTCCATATGTTTCATATCTAGACCTAACAATTTCAGAATAATCTTCTGGTACCAAAATTGTAGACTTTTTTTCTTCCTTTTCTTCTTTTATTAAGGAGAGCAGGAGGTATCTATTTAAGGGCTCAAATCTCATTTTTTCTCCCAAATTGTTTCTCTACCGTATCGAACATATCATTTAAGTCGTCCATGTCAGTTTCTTGTTCATATAAACGAAAAGCTTTTATAGCATTCCAAATATCTTGGCGCGTAAGCCAACCATTTTCTACATATTCCTTTCGCAGTTCTTTCTTTTGTTCCTTGTATGGTTCCATTGCTTGCTCAACAGCAAGCATAGACTTAAGGTAATTTACAACATATTGTTCTTTTGTTACTTCTTTATCTTCTTTTGTTTCTTCTTCTTCTTTATTAATTAATTTTAAATCAGCGGTCATATTTTTCTCCTTATTATATTATATCATATACTTTTTAAATTTTCAACCACACCTTGCATAGCCACAATTAGCACAAGTGGCACAACCGTCCTGATAAACAAGACCATCTGACTCGCACTCTGGGCAGTTTCTGTCTGAGTTAACTTTTTCTCCATTCTTAATATAGTTCTTAAGAATTCTAGCAATACATCTTGCAAAACTAAACATATCGTGATCTTTATCTTTCTGCAGTTGTTCTACTAGAAAACTTGGCTTTGCGCCATGGCGTAAACCTAGCGATATCATTCTGGTAAAAGCTGAATTGTTGGGGTTGTCAAATACTTTAACAACATCTTTAACTATAATTTCATCTCCATTTTCTCCAAAGTGTAAATCGTATTTATTATCTTTAGTTTTAAAATGATACTTGGTTAATCTACCCTCTGTATATTTTTTAGGTATTTCAATAAGATTGGCTAGGCCGCCGAGAACTTCATAAGCCTTATCGTCGTATAGCCCAACGAGAATTGTCCATTTTTCTCCTTTAATTGTTGTATGATGAATATCGCACGACAATTCATTAGGTCTTTTCGGTGCACCATTTTGAGGAAATGTTTCCTTGTTCGCTTCACTTTCAGTTATTAAAACACCACTTCGCGAACCATCGACATATACAGTAATTCCTTTAAGACCTTTTTTCCAACCTTTTAAATATAAATCTCCAATGACGTTTGGAGGTGTATCTTTTGGTAAATTAATGGTTGAGCTAATAGCGTGGTCTATATGTTTTTGAATTGCAGATTGAATATCAATTCTTTTTTGCCAGTCAATTTGATCGCTTGTAACAAAAAAATCTGGAGGCTCTTTATTAAACATTTTAATCCATTCGTTAACGTTATGGTGATATATTTTATATTCTAACCAACGATCACCTAGATCGTCAACAAAGTCTGCTTTTGTATCTTGTTCGTTGTGGCTTAATTTTCTGCGACGGATATAAAAGTTTCGAAATACAGGTTCTAAGCCAGAACTAGTTTGAGACATAATTGAAACAGAGCCGGTTGGGGCATTTGTTAATATTGAAATATTTCTTCTTCCATGTTTCGCTATCATTTCTTGTAGTGCTGGTGCCAGACTTTTAATAAAAAGATTATCTTTTTCTTTTTCCCAGTCAAATACTTCAAAGGCGCCGCGTTCTTGTGCAAGAGTGCAACTTTCTTTGTAAGCGCAACTTTTTAATGTATCATATATATTATCAATAATTTTTAGCGCTCTATTGGAATCATAAGCTAAATTTAAACAAGCTAAAACATCAGCCAAGCCATGCGTCCCTAGGCCGGTTCTACGGCCCTTTTTACAAGCGGATAAAAGTTTATTCCAAAGCCGTTTTTCATCAGGCGTATCTGCCACTTCAATAATGTTTTCAAGCTTTTCTATTTCAAGTTCTACAAGATCGTCTGATAATCTCATGCCAGCTCTTACGACAACTTTAAAATATTCAAAATCAAAATAAGCATTTTTGGTAAATTTTTCTTTTACAAAGTTCTTTAAATTAATGGAAATTAATCTACAGCTATCATATGCAGATAAAGGTATTTCTGAACACGGGTTTGTGCAAACAGTTTTGAATCCTTCTTCCTTATAAGACTCTGCAGGTAGATAATTTATAATATTATCCCACATTAATATTCCTGGTTCAGCTGTTTTAGTGGCGGATTCTACAATCATATTCCATATATCTCGTGCTTCAACTTTTTTTACAGTCTCATAGTTGGTACCATCTGAATCAATTGGATATCTTAAAGCAAAGCTGTTATTTCTTTCTACAGAGTTCATAAAATCATCAGTAATTTTGACTGAAACATTGGCTCCTGTGACTTTTGCAAGATCATGCTTCATAGTTATAAACTTTTCTATGTCTGGATGTCTAATATCCATAGTGATCATCAAAGCTCCGCGTCGGCCATTCTGCCCTACCATTCTACAAACATATGAATAAAAATCGGCAAAAGACCAAGCACCAGTTGTAGTTCCTGCAGAATTATTTACGGGAGCATTTTCAGGTCTTAAGTTTGATATATCTAGACCAACGCCACACCGCCTTTTAAATAAGTTGGCTAAGTCTTTTCCTGCATCTATTATTGAAGACATATTATCTTGCGGCGACTCAACAACAACACAATTTGATAGTGATACATTAACTTGGTTATTGCCTATTCCCATCATTGGAGAGCCTTGAGGAACAATATAATTAAAATCTTTTAATAAATCAAGTATTTGATCTTCTGTTAACTCCGGTCCTCCAAATTTCTTTTCAATTCTTGCGAATTCGCGAGCAAGGCGCTTGTGCATGTCGTCTGGTGTTTTTTCTAAAAGATTTCCTTGTTTGTCTTTTAATGCATATTTAGTGATCCAAACATTTGTTGCTAATTCATCATCGTTAAAATATTTTAAAGCTTTTTCTTTTACTGCTTCTAAACTATACATTTTCTGTTTTTTTGTCTTTTCTATTATCTTTGTATATTTCTTTGATCCGTATGCGTTGTCTCTTTGTAGCATCATCTATTACCTCTTTTACAGTTTGAGTGGAAGGCAAGACTTTAATTAATACACTGCTTGTGTCCATAAAAATTGGATAAACTAACCCATCAGGGCCATTTCTATTTTTAGCAATATAAATTCTACCGCTGTTCGTATTTTTATCTTCAATCGTTCTTGATAACGAAAAAATAAAATCAGCAACAAAACATTTATTGTAAGCTTCTGAAATAGACTCCATTGTAATCACTTCTGCGTTTAACCCTGATCTGTTTGTTTGGGAAGCTGTCCATACTGGGCATTTTAGTTCTTGCGCCAGTTTTCTAAGCTCTTCATAAATAGATTCCAACTGGTGTCTTTTCTCACTTAATTTTCCATTTGGGCGTAATAAATCTGCATAATCTACAATAACCATATCGACTGAAATATCGCGCTGTCGTAACTTCTCTAGATGATTAACAATGGTCGTTACAGAAGCAGATTTTGTTGGATATTCTTTAATAAAAAGTTGTCCATCTAAATCTTTAATTTCTTCATAAATTTTATCTTTTTCATGAAATAAATCTTTTAGATATATACCTGTAATACAACTATCATATCTTGTTGCAACAACAACATCGGCCAACTCTAGAGTATAGTGTACTACTGTTTTGCCTACTTTTATTGCTTGCGCGCCTAAGTGTACTAAGACCATTGATTTTCCTGTGCCTGTCGGAGAAATAACTACGCCAAGCTCTCCAATTCCAAGCCCTCCTTCGCACAGATTATCGACCATATCCCACCCAGTAGTTATTGGCCCTCTAATTTTAATTTCAAATCTCTTTTCAAAATCTTTTACGTAATGATATCCACAGTCATTGTTAGTACCTAACTTCATTGCTTCATTAATTAACTTTTGTACATCTTCAAAAGATGAGCGCTTGAGCAGTGGAATTGATTTTAATATTGCTTCTTTTAAGACTTGTTTTTTACAAAAGTCTATGGCTGTGTCTTTGATGTATTCTGCATCTTGTACTTCAGTTTTAAGCATGCGGGCGAAAAAATCACGAACTTGTTTTTGTATCAAATCGTTCTCTTCAAGTATATCTGTTCTCAAGATTGTTAACATTATTTCACTAGAAGGGTGAACTTTATACTTTTCTTTATAAGCAAATATTAGCCTTATAAATACTTGGAGATACTTAAATTCTAAAAAATTAATATTCAGTATCTCATTCATTTGATCTGCAAATTCTCGATCATAAAGAATAAGTTGACACATATTTTCCTGAAAAGATTTTCCAAATTGTGAAAAATCAGTTCTTTCATCTGGTTGCATGTATTTTCGCCCACATATCTAATTTTTACTTATTTGTAAATTTTTCTTGATTTGCTGTAATTTTTCGCTCCATTTCTTGAAGACGATCTTCGTGTTTAAGCAAGCCATAAACAAGAAAACTAAGCGAAGTTATACCCAAGATAACTGCAGTCCATATACTACTAAACATTTTTTCCTCCTTTGTTAAAGTCGCGGGTGTGGGAATCGAACCCACCTGACAGGATTATGAGACCTGTGAGTAACCACTACTCTAACCCGCAATAAGTACTCCCGGTAGGACTCGAACCTACGACCGGGCGGTTATGAGCCGCTTGCTCTACCAACTGAGCTACGAGAGTATATCATGGTAATATATTATCTTATCTAAATGCACTTGTCAACCTTTTTGTCTTTCTTTTTTTTCTTCTTCTTAAGAGTGTCCAACTCTAGAGTTAATAATTCAATATGTTTTTGAAGCTGTTTGTTTTTTGTTTCTAGCTGCTTTTTTTCATCATGACACTCTTCAAAGACATAACTATTAAAATTATTTTCTTTAATATCTTTAAGAATGTGTGATTTTAAGCTCTCAAAACTTTGTTGTGGATCTTTCCAAATAAAATAACAAGGAAACATTCGGTGTCGTATCTTTAACATTGATTTATTATATAGCGAAAGACGAGCCGCAACCACAGGTGCTGGTAGCGTTAGGATTCTCAAAGTGGAAACCGGTGAACTGAAAAGTCTCTAGATAATCGATATTTGTACCATCAAGGTACTGAAAGCTCATAGGATCAACAAATATTTTGAGTCCATCTTCCTCCAGTACAAGGTCATTAGGCTGTTTGGCATCATCAAATTCCATATCGTAGCTGAAGCCAGAACAGCCGCCGCCTACTACCATAATTCGTAGGCTATAGTTTGCTAAATTTTGTTTACTAGCCATTTCTTGTACTTTTGCAATTGCTTTTGCTGTAATAATCATCTTATTATAATTAGCTTTCAACCTTTTTAACCTTCTCTAATAGTAGCAGGGGACAGATTTGAACTGCCGACCTCCATCTCGTAGCGCAGATCCGCTGCTTAAAACAATCGCTCCGTTTCAACTTCGACCTATAGTCAACCAAAGAGGCGCTAACCCCGCACACCGGAGTGATCTGTTCCGTGTTTTCGTGTACTGGCATAGGCGAGATATCCTGCTGGATGGTGCTCTTCCTAACTGAGCTACCCTGCTATAAATTTTAAAGAACTGAATATATATTATCACAACTAATTCTAATTGTCAACTATTTTATTCTTCTTTATGCGTTCCCAAAGCAAGAATGGTATTGTTGCCAATACCATTGCGCCAACAACTGGAACTAATATTAATCCAACTAATGATGTCTTAGATGCTTCATATATATTTTTCATCTTTGATCTATGAGTTGCTATAAACAATTAGTCCTGATTTGATTGCTTCAACTTTTTCACCTGTATCCGTAAATATAATACTGCAATGACTACTCCAGTCTTCGCTTTTAGCTATAATTGCCCAACGGTTTCTATTCTTGTAGTTTGGGCCAAGCTGTACTAAATCACCGATTTTCATTTGTTAGTCGTTTTGGCTAGAGGCGATCTCATAAAAGAAAAACAGCCATTTCTCCTTAGCGAAGCTAATGTAAGATTGTTCTTTAATTTTATTCACTTGCCATAACTTTTGATTGTCAACTTCGTTTATTAGATATTGTGTATAATGAAGCTTGATTAGCTTTAAAGTTTGATGTTGAATTTCTTTAGTGAAATCGTCTTTAAGGATAGCAATAATTGTTAATGCTTTGACACCAGAGCAATTTTTAAATTCTTCAACAAAAGTTATTGCGCCTAGAACACGTACATGCCAAAAATTAACAGGTTCACAGTTATCTCTTACATGTTCTGGTGTTAAATTTGGATATACTTTTGCCGTGGCACAGCTCATGCTAAATAATAAAAGTATAATTAACAGTTTATTCATTTCTCTCTCGTTCCTAAAATAATATCCCACAATGCTGTGGTGACGCCCCAATTGGCATCTTGGTTTTTTCCCATGTGGTGATCGTAGTGCCAAGGAAAGTATATCTTACCCCACTCAACATTTAAATGGCTTTTTTGATGTACATAAAAATACCTTATGGAGCAAAAGATCAAAGTGTAATATAAATAAGGCATTACAAAATAAATAGGCATGTGTATTACCGAAAGAAAACAAAGGCCTGTTATTTCTCTTATAACTGATGATGAAAGAAAAGTATTATAGTTCTCATCAAAGTTCTTGTTTTTTCTGCAGGCTTTGTGGTGTAAGTGCCAGTGAAAATTAAACCAACTGTTCTTATTTTTTCCCAACCCATGAAGGATATACTTGTGTGTTGCCCACTCTAGCCAAGTTGCATACAAATAGCCTATAATAATTTGACTTATTAAACTAGTCACTTTTACTTACGACCTCAATCCATCTCTTTTCCATTGGGAGAATCATATTCGGCTCTGGATACCAGACTTCCACACAACTAGGCAAGCCGAATACATTTATACTTGTTATTATACAAAAAGATCCTCTTGCAGGTTTAATTGTTACTAAATCACCGACTTTCACTTAATGCTCACCAACATCTCGCGTCTTTCCCAACTCGATGCTTCTAGCTTAGACCAATACACTAAAGATTTATTGAAAATGTCTTTACCGCTCTCCACAATAATTCCAACTCCCCACTCATCGCTACCGGATCGGTCTGAATAACCCATTGTTACTAAATCACCGACTTGCACTGATTATTTCCAACGTTGCAGTTTCTTCCCAGCTTAAACCTATTTTAGACCAATGAATCGCAACTCCAATTGAATTATAGAATTTGCTTTTATCAATCTCCATAACAACTCCAACTCCCCATTCATCTCCATCGGGCCAATCTGAATAATCCATCGTCACTAAATCACCGATTTTCATTATCTACATTATAACATATTTTTGCGGAGGGTCAAGGCCTATTTTGAATGTTTAGTAAAAGCTTTTGCTAGTTTTTAAATAATCGTTGCATATGAATAAGCAACAATAAGAAAGGTTTAAGGCATCTGTAAACCCATGCCTTCCTGCGGTTATGGTCCTATTATTTAATTTTAAAAATTAAATGTAAAAAAATCTAAAGGCAAGAGGCACTAAGCATGGTAGCTATCCAGCCAACCACAATTAAAAAAAATACAAAAAGAATAAGCATCGCTGCAAATTTTAAATAATCTTTCAACTTACTTCGCCCATATTAATAATTAGTCTTGCACAAGCTTTTGTTCACCCTCTTTAAGGCTAGAATTTTTTAAAAAATTCTTCACACTTTTCGCCATGCAATATAGCCTGAATTGCTTCTTTTTTTGATTTCCACATGCCCCAAGGTTTGCCTTTTTCTGGCTGGTAACACACTTTGCCTTTTTCAGTATCAAAAGCTACCCACCTCTTCATTGATATATCATATTCTACTCTACCTTTTAAATCTCCACTTTCATCATGAACTTCGAAATATTCTTCTTCTATATCTCCCCATCCAAATATGGGTGCAGATGGCCTTTTTCTTGTTTTTAATGCTACTTTTATTTCTTCTTTAATGAATTGCTTAAGTTTTGATTTGGCGAGCTTCACTTATCTAGCCTTTTCATAATCTGCCGGTACGGGGATCGCGGCATTTTCGTTGCGGCGCCAACCGGCCTGTTTTAATGCATCCCCTAATAGCCTCCAATGTCGCATTTCATTTGCAGCGCTTAAATTCATAGTCATGAGCTGATTATTCAATCTATATACAAGATATTGGCCTCTAATATTATATTCCCCTTCCTTTAGTCCACGACCGGTAGCTGCATATGTAGGTTCCGTGGCGAGATTAGAAGGTACGGGAGCGCTCCCTACACCATGTAGGGCCGCAATGCCAAGTTCGGAAGCTATTTTTGATGGAGTTTCTAACGCTTCATATAAAGCTTTCTCAATTTCTTCTTTAATAATCTGTCTAAGTTTTGATTTAGTTAGTTTCATATCGTTTTCTCTCTAGCTCTTCTATTCTTTTTTGTAAACTATCTAAACCTCTTCCTATTTCTCTTAAAGCGTCATAAATAGGCTCAAGAGGATCTCCAAATTCTTGTAATGAATTTTTATGAAGCTCTTCTTTGATTATTTGTTTAAGTTGTTGTTTTGTAATTTTCATGATTATTGCTTTACCACTCGTCTTCTTCAGTCTCTCGGCCGGGAGCATGATCTAATCTAGCTTGAATTAATTTAGCTAGTGGCCTAAGCGCATCTAATAAGGGCTCTTCAATTTCTAATTCAATATCATTATAAGTTAAGCCTCTTCCCCTTTCTTCGCTAAAAGCCCCTGCATCTTTTAGTTTTTCAATTGCTAGTGGCATCACACCATCTCTAGCTGCATTAACTAATTCATCTAAAACATATTCATATTTAAATTCTGCCGGAAGTTCTTCTCCTCCAACAACGCCAGGGTCTTCTTCGGTTTTTCCCCATGGGCCTTGAACTACCTCGCCTTCTTTTATTGCTTGAGCAACCTCTTCTTTAACAATCTGTTTAAGTTTTGATTTTGTTAGTTTCATATTGTTCAAAATCTCCTTTATTTCTCATGTACGTGAGAATTCTCATGTACGTGAGAATCAGCTTCTTCATTTACTTTCTTTGTATATTCTTTAGCGGCAACAATAGCGGCTTTCGCGGCATAATAAATATCTATTTTAGAGGAATTGGGAAAAAGAGGCTCTAAAACTCTTGCAATATCAGCAATAATACGATCTTCTATCGGCAGATCGCTCCAACCCTCTTGAAATTCTGGTTTGTTCTTTCTCAACTCTTCTTTAATAATTTGTTTTAATTGTGATTTAGTAAGCTTCATTACAATAAATAGTTTTGTTTCTATTTAAAAACTTTGTTTTTTGAAGTTTTAAATAAGCGTGGTAAAAATGACTTTTTAAGTTTAAGTAATCGAGTAAATTTAACTTTTTGTCTGGCGTCGGTATAAATGCCGGTCGGCCTTTTAATTTCTCCATCAATGATTTGTTCACTAAAGTCATAAAATTTTGACTTTACGTTAGGCGGTGCGGCCTTGGAATCGAGGCAGTACGCCGTCAACAGAAACGCCGCAAATAATGCGATTAAAAAATATTTCAAACGTTTCATGACTTCTCCTTTCTATTAATAAATAGGGACTTTTAACTACAAAAGTTTATTTTAATTTTTTATTGTTGATGCAGATTTTTTTAAATGCAATAAATAGGTCTAACCAACTCGTTTTTGATATTCCATCTTCTAACATCATGCCATCTGTATTTGTTTTATCAAACGTTAATTCAGTATTTTTTATAATATTTTTAATTTCTTTTTTTGTTTGTACTGATATACTTGGGCTGTATAATTGCATTAATTTATAATTTTCTTTAACTATGTTCTTATTGTCTAAAATATTTTGATATGTCTTTAAATTTGACTCTATAAGTTTACAATATTCGTTAACTTCATTAATAGAATATGTTTTTTCTTCAGATAAAAATGGTAATCGTTTTGCCACAGTTGGCAGACCAATTCCTGGTACACCTTCTAAATTGTCGCTTTTGTCTCCAACTATTGCGCGTGCTAATGCGAAATTAGTCGGATGAATTCCAAACTTTTCTATTATTGCACGTTTATTCAAAGCTTCATTTTGAGTTGGTCGCAATACAACTGTTTCGTCATCAAGTAACTGAAAAAAGTCTTTGTCGCTTGAGACAATAACTTTTTGCCAACCCCAAAAGCCTGGATGTTGAACCACAAAAGAAATTACATCATCAGCTTCGACAGATTCAAACATTAGCTGAGTTATTGGAAAATTATTTAAGTAATCAATTAATCTAATTTGTTGCCAAATCTTATTTTGAAGTTCTTGTTCTTCTGTTAAATTTTTTATATCTCTATTTAAGCGCAAAGGTTTTCTGCCGCTTTTATAATTTTTATTAACAGCTTTCCGACGCTGACTTCCTCCTTGACCATCCCAGCATATAATAATTTTATCTGGTTTGATTTCTCGGCAAAGTTTTTGCAATATTTTAAGAAATCCCGCTGTGCCACCAATTGGATCTCCATTCGGTGTTAATGTTGGATTAACTATATATGCCCTTAAAAACTGATTGAGGGCATCAATTATCATTACTCTTGACATTTTACTTATTCTTTTTGGCTAGCTTTTGTTTGCGGCGCCTTGTAGATCCTACTTTTCGCCTTCTTCGAAATTTCCTATGTGGTGCTTTAAAACTCATATTATTTTTTTCCTTTTAATTTGGTCATGTTTATTACAATTTCATTATTTTAAATCCAGTATTAGTTGAATAAATTACTTTTTTAACTCCACAATATTTCATTGCAGCTTCGCACATGTGACATGGCTTAGCTAAGCGGAAATGTCCTTGTGTATTGATGCGCACGCAATACATTATAGCGCCTTCAGTATTCTTTCTTTCAATGTTTAAGAGCGCTCCTAGTTCAGCATGAAGCGTTGCTTTGCCCCAGTCTTTTTTTCTAAACTTTGCGCCGAAAGAATTAAACCTATTTTTATTGCACGAAATGCTGATTATTGTTGCACCTTTCACAAGAATTGCCCCATGTTTAAATCGTGGGGACTCACTTTGACTAGCAACTTTTTTAGCAAGTTTTATGTGATTTTGCTTTTTCTTTGATAATGTTTGCATCGATAATTAAATTCTCTATTTACCTCTACAACAATATTAATATATTAATATCTATTTGTCAAGAAAAATATTAAATACTTATAACGCCATAATTATCTGTCATTTGATCCCAGTCATCATATAAATCTTCCATAGAAAGATTTAAGTTGATTTCTACAACCTTGTGTTTTGCATTTGGAACGCTTTCAGCTTTAAAATGTGTTTGACCGCCGCTAGCGTTAACAGAGCCACATGAACACTCTCTAAAATCTTCGTCAGTGCGCGAAAATATTACATCTCCGCAGCTCTGACATTCAACTGCCTTAATCTTCACTAATTTTCTCCTTTTTTTGTGCTCGGGAATGAGCGATTGATATACGTCAGCATACATAAATAATAATACTTAAACATTTATTTGTCAAGACTTTTAATATAAATTTTTATCTTTTTGTAAATCACATTTTTTGTTTTATTTTTTTAACACACCGTTCATATTTCTCTTTGTCTTCTCTTCCGACAGAGGCGGTGCAAATGGCCCATGGGTTGTTTTTGGCCTCTTCTTTTTCTTCAAGATCTCTCCGAGATCTTTTTTTATCAGGTCATCGTTCTTCTAGCCTTTCATTATCGCCCCATCCGGCAACTCTTTCGGCCATGGCAGTAAGCTTTTGTTCAAGCTC